CGCCGCCGCGAATTTTTATAAATTTCCTCTATTCTCTAAAATGCTATCACTTGACAGGTTTATGACTGCATACAAAAGCTAAGAATAAGCCTAAAATAATAGCAAGTCATAGAGATGGAGGTTCCAATATGCCAACAAACAAACGAGTATTTACGCTGCGTCTTTCAGATGAGGTTTTCGATAAAATAGGGGCGCTTGCGGCTCGTGAACACCGCTCCATGACAAATTATATTGAGTATGTTCTTCTCAAGCATTTGGAGGACATCGAAAAAGAAGGGGCGGATCATATCGAGGAAGAAAAACCTGAATAAGCGTAAATCCAGCAATTAAAAGAGGTGAAATATTGTCTGTACTAAAAGCAAAGAGAACGGTTAGTAAAGCTGAATTTGTCAATACGGCAAATCAGATTTATGTTGAAACACTCAACTTTCTAACAAGAATGTCTGCCAGGTATGCCCGGCTTCTGGCTGAACCAGTCGCTAAATTGGCCGGCGAGGTTGTTGACCACTGTGAAAAGGCCAACAGTATCTTCCCGTCTGACGAACAGCGGATCAATTTGAGAAAGGCACATTTGTTAGAGGCAAGAGCATCTCTAAAAGCGCTGGATGTAAGGCTTACCCACTGCTATACCGTGATGATGCAAAATCCAGAAGGGTGTTTTACAACAAGCAGTGGTAGGCAGGTAGGCTCGAAAGAAGCCATTGAAAAGCTTGACCGCATGGCAGCAAATCTTGGTGAGATGATTGACCATGAGGATGAGCTGATTAAAGGCAATATCAAGTCTGTTGGACAATCAAAAGCAAAGCAATAACTAAATTATTGGGTGTACGTCTGTAAGTGAGACTGTTACGTGTTCACGCTCTCCTGTAGGTTTACTGGTGGCTCCGCTCCGCCAATTACAACAATAACAACAATTTCTGTAATGTGAACACGGATGGCTCGGCCAACAATAACAATGCGAACTATTCGTTGGCGTTGCTGCCCGGATTTTGCGATGCGAGGTCACATGGAGTAGCCGAAAGGCGAAAGACGACCTTCGCAAAAGGAGACGTACTTCCCTGGGTGAAAGTCCTTAAAACTGCCTTACGACGATCACACACGGACGCTGCTTGCATGGCGAAGAATTGCGCTACCTTCGTTTCATGTGTGGGATCAAAGTAGTTTAGATGCGCACCTACAAAACAACTATGCGAAAGGCGAAAACTTATTATGACAAGCGAAGAGCGCCACGAGGCGCGTTACCGTCGCAGGAAACGAAAGCGACAAATGAAACGATGGATGCGAAGCCAGGCCGTTGGAACACTTGAAGAAGTTTTTAATTACCGCGATATGTTTTATTGGGGTAAGAAGTGCTGCAACGGTGTAAGGTGGAAGCAATCAACTCAAAATTTTGAGCTTCACTTACTTTCTGGAACAGCCAAGAGAAGACGGCTTATTCTGGAAGGTAAGCGGAAACCAAGAAAATGTGCTCATTTTACTCTGCATGAGCGTGGCAAGGTCAGACCAATCGATGCACCGCACATTGAAGATCGGCAAATCCATAAGATCGAAACTAATAAGGTTTTGTCCCCGCTGTACACGCCCAGTATGATTTATGACAATGGAGCGAGTCAGAAGGGGAAGGGTTTGCACTGGCATTTCAAACGGCTGAAGAAACAGCTCTCTTGGCATTACCGCAGGTATGGTAGGGAAGGAGCGGTATTCCTGCTTGACCTCAAAGGGTTCTTCCCAAACGCCAACCGAAACTTGATCTATCAAAGACACAAGAAATTTATTACGGACGATAGGTTAAGAGCGCTTGCGGATCTGATTGTTACGGAATCGCCGTGTACTGTACCTGGCCGGGGAATGCCGCTTGGTGTTGAACCAAGCCAGCAGGAGATGGTATCTCTGCCCAGCGACATTGATAACTTTATCAAATGCCAGCTTGGGATTCACTGTGCTGGGCACTATATGGATGACTATTATATCATCCTACCAGATGTTGAAGAACTCAAAAGAATTGCCAGAATCATCATTAAGCGCTTTGAGATGGCCGGCATTCTGGTCAACAAGAGAAAGTGCAAAATCATTCCTCTTACAAAGCCATTCAGATTTTGTAAGGCGAGATTTACTTTGACTGAGACTGGCAAAATCAAAGTCAACGGGTGCAGAGACGGTGTAAAACGGGCGCGTAGAAAATTGAAGTTGTTCCATCGTCAATTCCTTGAAGGAAAGAAAACACTTCAGGAAATCGATCAGTACATGGAGTCCCAGACATCATATTATCGTACCTTTAACGACCATGGAAGGCTCCTGAAATTGAGAAGAATGCACTACGCTATTTTCAACAAATACCGTGAGGCTGCTCCGCTGAAGATGGCGGGATAAGGCTTCTACATTATACCTGCCAACTGAGGCAGGCTATAATTAACCTAATTTCATATTTAATTTTGGAAACACTCAGAGGTTTATGCTTTGGGTGTTTTCTCTATTTTGGAGGGTTTTTAGTGGAACATAAGACTTATATCACAAACAGACGCGCTAAGGTTCAGGGCATTGGCGGGTATGTCAATCTCCCATATGGTACAGAGGTATCCGTGGAGGGAAGATTTATCTATTATCAGGGAAGACCGATTTGCTCTGTTACCAGCAATAATGCACACACCTACTTTTCTCAGAATGACGATGGGAATGGAGTTCGGCGCGGAAATCTTGTGAGAGCAATCAAGAATACGCTTGAGCGTAGGGATTCTAACTATCAGAACCGTTGGGACAAGGTGTGGGAGGATACACTTTGTCAAAAGTATAAGAAAGCGGGGCACGAGGACTATTGGCTTTGGAACCACGATTTCTACAACGCTGATATCGAAGACTTGAAGTATATTGCAAATCTGATTGGCGCAAAGGAGGGTCGGTAATGTATCGAATTATTAAAGTATCAGATGGTACAGAGATTGGTGTAACTGATACCATCGAATTTATCCGGTATGGAAATAGTGGGTGCTTTGTCCCTGCTGATCAAAAACACGCAATCGGTGTTGCTGTGAACAGTGTTCCTTATAATCTGGTCGGCCACGATGAGATTGAGGGGGCTGAAACAGTTGTTGTTTCTGAGATTGACGGCGGCGCTGTTTTAGCAAAACAAGGCAGTCTTGTGGACGATCTCATTCTTTCTGCATTGGGGGTGCAAAACTAATGAAAGAAAAGCTAAGAAACATGTATGAGGAAGGTCTGCTTGATACTACCGGCCTCTTAAATGCAGTAGCAAAGGATTGGATTACAATTACAGATGTTATTGAAATTGTGGGCGAGGACAATGCACTGTCCGTTGTAATGTCTGCAAAGCTGTCCGAAATTTCTAATGCCTGTAATGCGGTTATTGTGAACGGTGTAGACATTAAGTTCGGTGAAGAGAACGTTCACTTTAATTTGAGTATTGAGGATCAGAGTAATATCAACAACCTATTTCGTGTTGTTGAGTTGGGCGGTACAGAGTTCCCGTATCAGGCCGATGGCGGTGTTTGTCGTATTTATACCGCAGCCGAAATTGCAGCTATCTATATTGCGGCACAGACGCTTATCACAACTCAGACTACCTACCATAATGAGCTGAAGCAGTATGTACAGACATTAACCAGTGCGGAGGAAGTGTCAGCTATTCAATATGGTATGACCTTGCCAGAGCCTTATCTGACAGAAATGAATGAGAAACTGGCTGTGGCACAGCAACAGATGCAAGCGATTGTAGGTAGAATGCAGCAGGCCGCAGCAACCAATCAAGCGTGATAGTTTATGAGTGCTCGGTTTACCATTAAAGAAGCAATCCTCGCTATTATCGGAGGTATTACCTATGTAATTATTGAATTGATATGGAGAGGGCATAGCCATATTTCTATGTTTATTCTTGGCGGGATTTGCTTCGTGGTCATCGGGCTAATCAATGAAGTGTTTCCATGGGATTTTGGTTTATTATGGCAATCTTTAATCGGATCTGTCATTATAACTGCCTGTGAATTTATCACTGGTGTCATTGTGAATATCTGGCTTGGTTTGGGAGTGTGGGATTATTCTACACTCCCTTTTAATATCCTTGGACAAATCTGTTTACCGTTTTCACTCCTATGGATAATCATTTCATGCTTAGCGATTATTCTCGATGATTATTTAAGATATTGGATTTTCAATGAAGAAAAGCCGCATTACAAATTTGTGTAACAGGAGGATTTCTTTATGGATAACAAAACAAAACCTACGCTGAACATGCGTTATTACAACAGAGAGATTGATGATGATCTGCCTTATGTTGGGCATCTTGATTACGACGAAGAAACCGGCTTTATCTACGATGAAGAAGGAGATGTCGTAGACGAAGATACCATCGCAAAGTTTTGCGAGGGCGATGGTAAGGGTGACGATGAGGATGAGTTTGAATAACCTTTGTTTTTATCGGGAGGTGCAAAAATGGCAAACGATAAAACAATTTGGGAGTTCTTGAAATCACAAGGGTTGAATGATTATGGGGCTGCTGGGCTTATGGGCAATTTATATGCTGAGTCCGGTCTTTCTCCAACAAATCTTCAGAACACATATAACAATAAGTTCGGCATGACGGACGATGAGTATACGGCTGCTGTTGACGCTGGACGCTATGGAAATTTTGTTCACGATAGCGCCGGATATGGTCTTGCGCAATGGACTTTCTGGAGCAGAAAGCAAGGTCTTTACGACTATGCAAAATCCACTGGAAGATCTATTGGGGATCTCACAATGCAGCTGGAATTTTTATTTCAAGAGCTAAGTTCTGGATATAAGAGTGTTTTGTCTACATTGAAGTCTGCGACCTCTGTGTTGCAGGCTTCTAATTCTGTACTGCTGCAATTTGAGAGGCCAGCTGATCAAAGCGTATCTGTACAGAACAAACGAGCTTCTTACGGCCAGAACTATTACAACCAATTTGCGGGCGCAGCCCAGGAAGGAGGGAGTGTTGGAATGAGCAACAGTCCACTCGTAGAATACACAAAAATTTCACCAAACAGATCATCTCCAAGAAAAAATGCGATTGACAGAATTTCAATTCACTGCGTAGTTGGTCAGTGTAGTATTCAGTCTCTTGGAAGTATTTTTGCTCCGTCTTCAAGGCAAGCTTCTTCAAACTATGGCATTGGATATGACGGAAGAGTTGGAATGTATGTAGAAGAGAAAGACCGCTCATGGTGTACTTCTTCAGCGGCAAATGACAATAGAGCCGTCACTATCGAAGTGGCAAGTGACACTACTGACCCATACGCAGTAACCGATGCCGCGTATGCTGGCCTACTGAATTTGGTGACAGATATTTGCAAGCGTAACGGTAAAAACAAAGTTGTCTGGTTTGGTGATAAAGCAAAGACTTTGGCTTATACGCCTAAATCAAATGAGATGGTTTTGACCGTACATAGATGGTTTGCAAATAAAGCTTGCCCAGGTAATTACCTTTATAATTTGCACCCGCAAATCGTAGCTGAGGTAAACAGACGCTTGGCAGGCGGAAGCGTAGACACTGGCACAGCTGTAAGCTACCAGGTAAAAGTTACAGCCGATGCCGGACTAAATTGTAGAACTGCCCCTATTAACGGAACCGTCATTATGGCCTATGAAAAAGGAACCATCTTGAATATTTCTAAGGAGCAATCTGGATGGGGCTTTACAGGAACCGGATGGGTTTCTCTTGAATGGACAGAGAAGATCGCATCCACGACACCAGTAACGGAGGATGATGAAGATATGACTTTGGATACATTTAAGAAATTGATGAATGAGTATCGTGCAGAACTAAGAGACAACGATTGCGGAGATTGGAGCAAAGCTGCTCGTGATTGGGCAACATCTACTGGGCTATTTGCTGGTAGTGGCAATCTGCCAGATGGAACACCAAATTATATGTGGGCTGATATGCTGACCCGTGAGCAGGCCGCGCAGTTGTTCTATAACTTTGCTCAGAAGAACGGATTGGCGTAATCTGAAAAGGTGGTGTTGGTATGGCGGTTTCGAGCACCAGGGGGAGAAGAGTTAGACGAAAAGAGAAAAAGGGGTTGTTTGCCCATCTAAAAAACCTTGGGTTCACAAATCGCCTTGCTCTCTACATCATGGTATTTCTTGCCGCTGGTTTGGCCGGCGGCTTTTATCTTGCGGTGAAAAGCATCGCAACAGGGTACACAGGAGCGCTTACATGTTGGACTGTAGTTTTCACACCGATTGGGACTGCGTGTAGCATTGTTTTAGCTCGGATCGTAGATAAGAGCCGTGCTGAAAATACGAGCGCAGACGGTGAAGGAATTAAATATGCGGCGGCAAAAGCAAATCGCTTTGTCGCAAATACATCTGATTTGGGAAGCGTAGATAGTCCTTCCATTTGATATAAGCAACAGTATTCTGCCGGATGCTGTTGCTCTTTATTTTATAAGGAGGAAAAGGTTATGGAGTTGAATTGGGTAGAGATTGTAATTTCCATTCTTACTGGACTTGCCGCAGCAATTCCGCTGGTTGTAAAGCTTGTGGAATATGTGCAAAAGGCAGTGAAGGAGAAGAACTGGAATAAGATGCTCGATATGGTTATGGACTTGATGAAGACTGCCGAAGGTATGTTTGAGAAAGGCGCAGATCGAAAAGAATGGGTACTTGCCATGATTAAAGGATCTGCGGATAGTATCAACTATGATGTTGACATCGAGGCAATTAGCGAACTAATTGATAGTCTATGTGATATGAGCAAAGTTGTAAATAACTCAGAAGCCCCAACTGAAACACCTGCTGAATAAAGGTCGGGTGTTCAAGAATGCTTGATTACATTGAATATTTGAACATTCCAGTAAAGGTGGCAATCGTTCTGATTGGTGCCTTTCTTATTATGCAGTTGGTAGGGGAGATTTTAGAGTTCAAAGGGAAGGTTGTACCTGAGTTTGTCAAAGTACGCAAAATCTTTACTCGTCGTAAAAAAGAGCGAGAGATGATGCAGAAAATGGAAAAGACTCTTGATCGGGTGCAGGCCACCATGGACGAACTCAATCAGCATTACAGTACGGATAATATTCAGATGCGCGACGAGTGGATCAAGAGGGTAAATTCTAAGCTTGACCAATATGATGCAAGCATGGCCGAACTTGATAGAAAGCTGGACAAAAACAATAGCGACACGCTTTCCATCCTCGTTGACAATAAACGTAATGCGATTATTAGTTTTGCGTCTATGGTTATTGATGAAACAAAGCCAGTGACGAAAGAACAGTTCAATCGTATCTTTAAGCTGTACGAAGAGTATGAGGCGATTATCAGTGCAAATGGTATGACGAATGGAGAGGTTGACATTGCTATTAGAATTATCAGAGAGGCATATGAAAATCATTTAAGGAACCATTCGTTTATTGAAGATATTCGTGGATACGGTGTATAATGAATAGGGGAGGGGCTTAAAACTCTCCCCACATTTTTACGCTGTGGATTTGACAGAGCAGGCCGTGTGATATATAATGGCAAAAGATGTGGCTATTATTATATGGTATAGGCTTTTGCGCTGTGGCATCCAGATTACCACAAATTCTACCACATTTGCTTAACACAAGACGCAACAAGACGAACTCAAAATACTGAGAAAAGTTCTTGATTTCGTGTCTGAAAGGCGGAAATCACACATGATGAACAAAGATGAAGTATACGGTGTGAAGTTCCCGACCATGAAACCCCTGGGTGACTAATTCACTCAAAACACACGATATAGAGTGATTTTGGGTAAAACAAACACTATATATTGTGCTTTTTATGGATCGTGTTTTTATCTTACCACAGCGTTACCACATTTGCCGAAAATACCACATGAAAATGTGGTAGAACCGAAAAGCAAAATCCGACTGAATTTAGGGAGCTGGCCTTGCGCTGGCTCCCTATTTTTTTGTCAGAGAAAGATTAAAGGGTACAGAAATCCAATTCGGAGATCTGTACCCTATTTTTTTCTCGTGAGCCGCCCAGGATAGCCCAGGAGCGACGATTAAGCTTTAGGAGTGTAGTTTCACCAGTAAAGGCATTGAGCGCTCTGAGATCCGTCTACGGGCTTTTATTGAGGCTTGTTAAATCTGGTGCATTTGCAGTGTCCGTATGGATCGCTGTGTCGCAGCCAATAGCTACCGACTTCCACTGTACGACCACAGTTTTGGCAGAGACATTTCCATCTGGTTTCATTGCCGGCGATCCGTTCATTCTGCACTGGCTCGATTACTTTGAGATAGCCAAAAGTCTGGCCTGTAAGGTCATGCTGGAGTTGGAACTGGGAGCAACCACAGGATCTTGTTTTACCTTTTCTAAGACTGTCTGATAGAACGGATACCGTGTTGCCACATTCACACTTGCAAATCCACCTTGCCTTTCCGCTTTCAGTGGCAATATCTTTCTGGATTACAGTGAGTTTTCCAAAGACTTCACCAGTTAAATCAATGAGGGTGGGAGATTGCTTGTGTCGTAGGCACCCACATGACTTTGTTCCATTTTCTTTGAGTAAATTAGTAGACGATACAACGACGGTATTCCCACACTCGCATTGACAAAGCCACATGGGGCGACCTGGCTTGCGGTCTTCTACTCTCTGCAAAACAGTAAGCAGGCCAAATGTCCTACCAGATAAGTCAACGAGTTTGCCCACAAAAATCCCTCCCATCAAGATATCTTGATTTTACCTTCGAGATTCGCAAAGGATTGTTTCTTTACCTCCTTTGTGGCTTCAGCGTAGATGTTCATGGTGGTTTCAATGTCGGCGTGTCCCATGATCTCCTGAATGGCTTTGATATTTTTCTCAACCTCGCAATACCTGGTGCAGAATGTGTGACGGAGATTATGGGCAGAGAAGTGGCGGATCAGAACGGGATCACGGCCATCTCTGTCGGCCTGAATAGTTTCGTCTTCGATATAGGCAGCACAAATGCGGTCAATGGCGCGGTTGACGCTGTGAGGGGATAGTGGATCGCCATACCGATTTTGAAAGATAAATCCCGTATAGCCGTCTATAATAGACTCGTTAAAGCCTATGATTTCTTGCTTTGCCCATTCTGTGCGCAGCGCCTCTTTGACTTCTTCCAGCATAGGGACGATACGGGTGCCGGCCTCTGTCTTTGGAGTTTCGATATGGAAACGGGCTTTGGATTCACCCTCATATTTCCGATATACCATGTTGTGGTTGATGCTGATAATCCCGTCCTCAAAGTCGCAGTCCTCCCAGCGCAGGCCAATGACTTCACCAATGCGGCAACCAGTTCCCAGAAGAACAGTAAAGAGCGGAAGCCAGTGGTTATAAATTTTACTGCTTTTAATATAGTCGATGAAAGCTGCCTGCTCTGCTTTAGTCAGAGCGTGACGCTTTGGCTTTTCCCAATTGTTGCTTTTCTTGATTTCTGCCATAGCGCCGGTGGCAGGATTGATGCGGATATAACCATCGCGCACTGCCATCGTAAAAACAGGGTGGATGATGGTGTGAATGATTTCCATGGAATTGGGCTTAAATCCACGCTCTCTGATGAGGCGGTTATAGTAAGCCTTGACATCTGAATACTTAATGCTTGAGATTTTCTTCTTGCCAATATCGTCTTGGACATACTTCTTGTACATATAGAGATAGTTGGCGCGGGTGGATTGCTTCAGCTCTGGTTTATTGGAAATATAGAGATTGAAGAGGTCATTCAAAGTGGCTCTGTTTTCTACGGTAGCTTTGATACCGTCTTCAAGGTCACGGAGGATTTTCCGCTCCTTTTCTCTGAGACTCAAATCGTCTTTACAACCAGGAGGAAGACGGTCAGTTGGCACAAGCCGTCTACTGTATACATCATGTCTCTTGCCATCTGCGTCAGTGTATGTGAAACGATAAGTCCCATCTTTACGCTGGGTTTCATTGTCTTTAAGAATACGACCTTTGTTGTCGGTTCGTTTCTGGCCGGCCATGACATTCTCTCCTTTCGTAAGATTTAAGAAAATAAATTCACTCTACAATTACATGATAAATCAAAGAGCGAAATTCGTCAAGGGATAAAATCGCTGAAAAGTTACTTTTGAAATTTAGCGTTGATTTTATTCGTGCGTTAGTTTACAATTAAGATAATAGGGGAGGGGAAGCCCATGATGACAGAGAAGATCCGCATTGCCTTAATCAAGCAGAATAAGAGCGTCAAAGACCTTGCTGCTTCCATAGGCTGCACCTCTCAAAATCTGAGCGGGAAGTTCAAGCGGGACAACTTCAGCGAAAAGGAATTGGTGGAGATCGCCGAGGCGCTTGGATACCGATACGAAGGTAAGTTCATCAACAAAGAAACCGGGGAAGAGATATAAAACATATGTTCGAGTTCTAAAGCTTTATAAACGGGGTGCAGCGCACCCCGTTATTTATTAGAACTCAATGTCCAGTTGTGCAAATCTGCGTTTGCCGCCTCTTGTGTAGCTGCCATGTATTGCCATGAATGAGTTACATTTTTGGCATTGGCAAGCAGACGCGAAACAAATCTCCCGTTTGATGAGAAACCTCCAAGCTTATCTAAGTGATTCCTCTGGAACGATACAATATCTTCTTCCGTAACAGACGGGTCAAACTCGATCCAAAACATAGATAGGTTCGTTCTATTATGACCTTGACATGACATATGCGTTGGGAGTCCATTTTCATTAAAGAACTTCACCATAGGTATCACACCAGGATCAATCGTTCTTATAGTGCTCATACTCCTTGCCGAATCGAGCGAAGCACCAATCTTTACATGGATTCATAATATCAGGCTCCTTTACTCAGACCGCAGAATTTATTTATCTGCCTCAGCTCTTCCAGCTCGTCCTTTTCTCTCTGAAGGTGTTCAGCTATTTGCCTCATTGCCCAGTCTAAACGGTTAGATGACATCCACCCATAGTTAATTCCGCATTTTATTTCTTTTGTTTTGGTTTTCTTAGAAAACAGATGCGCTCTTACTTCTTTGGTTTTGATTTCTGACACACTTGCATATGGCAAACCAAAATGTGTTTCAGTCCAAAACTCGATTTCAAATGTCCGACCCTCTACTTGAACACGGCCAGATTTATAGTCTTGTTTTATCATTGAGCTTTCTCCGCATTACTAAATAGATTTAACCCGTTTTGGCCTTGAGTGATATTTGCCCTTTCAAAATACTCGATTGCAAGCTTATAGGCTTTTCGCTGATTGTCAAAATCCTCTTGCGTCACATCGCCAAGGTGAGCAATTTCTTTCTTGATAAGTTTGTTCTGACGGTGAAGCTGGATCGTATTTTGTGCAATACGAATTACCTGTGTTGCAACAAGCACAGTAACCATGATTGTGAGATATGTGTCCATGCGTCCTCCTATAATCTCGTCTTTTTATAAAATGCTGGTTGGATGCTTCCAATACTCATTCAATACATCGCGTTTAATTTCTTCATCACACTGTTGTACACTATAGATTTTCATGTAATTACCATAAATGCGTTTGAATCTTTCTTTTGCGTCCCTGACACTATTTGCAATTACATAAGAATAGAGGACAGAAGCGTTTCTTGATTTACACGAGAAACCAATGCTGTATAGTTCAAAACCGTTCTTCAGAATATAGCGGTTTAGGATTTTATCTCCTGTTGCCGGATTGCAGTGGTAGACTACATCATATCGCTCATACGGAACCAGTTTTTCTACCAATGGAACGCCCCACTGATCTGGCGGCATGACTCCGATGGAAACCAGATATGCGGAGTTCTTTTTCCATCTCTCGATAATTTCTAAGCAGGCATCTACATCTCTATTAAGTAATTCGATAGAGCGTTTGTAGTCTATTTCCTCCATTCGCTGCACCCTCCGTTATATTTCCATACACAACGGTCACATAAGCCAAAACACCATTTCTTTCTAAGCTTGATCAGAATCTTTGGCATTCCTTTCAGCCTCCAATTTTTCTTTTTGCTTTCTTTGCCAAGCTCTGAACTTGGTTATGTATGGCTCTGGAATTTCATATCCTTCTAAACTTGCAGAGTACATGAGTTTTTCTGGATCTGCTAAAACCATATCAATGACAGCCATCATGCCTTTCCAGTTATTCATGCTGTACCTTTTGAAGCCGTCTCCAACCTTTTCGATACCATCCTTTAGATCCCGTAAAGCTTTGCGGTAAACTGGGTAGTAATGAAGCGGCAGGCCACTGTCTATGGCCTTTTTCTGCTCAGGAAGATAGGTATTGAAGTATTCTTTTAAGTAATCTCTGGCAGTACAGAGCGTGGTGCGGCGGTCATTGAGATAAGCGTCCGGCTCTTCATCAATCATTTTCTGTAAATCGTCAAGGAGATCTTGAGGTTTCCATGGTCGAGCTTCTACATGGCCTCTAATCATCATATTCCTCGTCCTCCATAACAGCTTTATTCCACGTGTCAACCGCGCATCTAAGTGCTCTTTCTGGGTGAGCTTTCCCCTCAGTTACTTTAAGGTGCGCCCGTCCAAGGAATGGCTTGCACTTTAAGGTAGCCCAACATCCGTGTCCGGCAATTCCTTTGAGAGACACAGATGGGGTTCTGCCGCAAACGGGGCAGGGGAGAATGGTAACATCAACTTGAGATTGCATCAACATACTCTTTCACCTTCTTCACATTCCAGAAGACACGCTTTCCAAACTGAATACGGGCTTCTGCAAGTTCCCCAATTTGTACGGCAGATCTTCGGCCACACCCAAGCATGGCCTGAAGATCGCTCGTATTCACTGCTATCTTTTCGCTGGGTTGAACTCCAGCAAATTGTCTTGTTGCGTTCATGTAATTCCTCCTACTACACCTACCAGTCCAGGAGCGGCACAATTAACCTTTATTTTCAGAAATTCCATCGAAAATCTGAATTGGGATTGGGCTGCATAACGTGGGGTAGAGAATAGAATCTCGAATTTCTTCCCATGTGTCGCCCCATGTCAAATCTTCCTGTACGGCTACAAAGTCCGCCCATCTTCCACGCATGTTTTCATTCAGCCCTCTGATACACGCGACTTGAACTCCGTCAAAGAGATACAACCGCTCATTTTTGCTTGAAGTAACTAAACTCTCCTGCGAAACAGACCGGAAGCGGTTGATATATTGCTCCAACGCATCGTCAGTTTTATAAAAGACTAAAATTTTGAATGCTATATGAATCACCTCAAATCAATTAACTAACTCCTTACAAATCATCTTCCAAATTCTTATTCACATACACACAGGCGCTTTGTCCGTTGTCTTGGATGACGAGCGCACATAGGCGGCCATTGTATACACACCCAGCATCAATACATATGTCTCCTGTTGGGACTGTGTAGGCTCTTCTGTCAGTCCTTGGTGTGTGTCCAAATACAACTTGCTTTTCTCGTTCTTCTGTATCTGTTTGAATCCAATCGCGTCCCCACAGAAGATCTTCCTGGCTGTTATCTTGCAGCAGGGGATAGGACAAGCCGGCATGACAGAAAATAATCTCTGGGGTGTCGTAAACAAGTGGCAATGTCTCAAACCATGAAACTGCGTTAGCAAGATCCTGGCCGTTTTTATCAAAACTGCATTCAGTTGATCGCCCGCCGTTTCGATACCAGAGCGGATAATTACCATGCCTATATGCGTCAATCGCCATCTGCTCATGGTTTCCTCTGAGGCATACAACCTTATCCTTGCCGATTTGATGCTGAAGCTTAATCAGCATACTTACAACCTCATAGCTGAAGTATCCACGATCAATGTAGTCTCCGATGAAGACAAGCGTATCTGTCTGACTGGAATATGATACTCTATTGAGTAAGTCTTTTAGCGTATGCACACACCCATGGATATCTCCAATTGCCACAAGTCTGTCCATCATTTCACCTCTTTGAAAACTTTCTCTGGATTCTTTTGTGGGATGATATTGACCTTAACGCCAATCTGTTTCAGCAGATCAATATAATATCCAGCGTGGATATTCCCCTCCAGAACCGACACTTCTTTTACAGATGGGGCAATGACAGTTGTAATATCATCAATCTTCGTTCTTTTAATAAAAAGCCCCTCGATAATATCATACGGATGTCCCATTACGGAGCAGAACCCGCTCTCTGTAACAATGGTGCAGCCGTCGATGTGAGGCATAATAATCATTCTTCCACCGCCTCCGAATTGAACACAATGGGGTCTGTATAAAAGAACTCTGTATGACTACCAACATCAAAGGCAGTCATCTTCTTCCCTTTCACTTTTGTATTCCACATTCGGACATAATAAATATGGAAATGGCGATCGTCACAGAACTTCTTGATATGTTGGAGCGCTTCAGCGCGGGCTTCTTCCGTCGATAAGCTATCGCTAATCTGAGCAATCTCCCGCATATTCCCATTGCTTCCTTTGAAATATAGCGTCATGCTGCAATTTCTCCTTCCTCTGAGATTGGCAGTTTGTAGATCGTCACATCCATGTCGTTAAAATATGTGCAAATCATTTTGTAGACTACGCCCCAGCTGCCATTTGCAAGACCACATCCGAAGTTGTATGGGAAAGCCAATGACTTATCGTGAAACGCAGTTCTTAGCTGGTCGAATGCCTTTGTGAGAGCCACATAATCTGTATAGACCTTCCCGGCAGTTCGCCCATAGTTGAGTTGGCCGAAGACATTGGCAACTGCTTTCCCAGGCTCCACATCGATCAACTGCACCTTTCCAAGCAAATCATATGGGGAAGTAGAACGCCGGCAGAATTTGTGGTATTCTGTCTTAACCTCAGGCCAGCGTGTGTAGATTGCCTTTGCAACACCAGATCCCATTACACTCCTACAATTTACTTGCTGAACAATAATATCTTCTGTAGCGTCCAGCAAATCGCCAATTACTGTCTTAATCATTCTGGTCTCTCTTTCTGCACACTTCTGGGACAAAGACAACGATTGATGTATCTGGCCTAAAACAATATTCCTCATATTTCTTGTTCCAGGCATTTGCGAACTCTACAAACTCTCTCACCCCAGCGTTATCAAAATACACACCGTCGCAATCAAACTCGTCTATAAGCTCTGCAATATGTGTTTCTGGATCGAGGCGAAGATAGTCACGATAAGTTCCAAATACATAATCTGGAACATCAAATCCGCCAAACTCGCTTGCATCCAGTAGATCGCCAAGATCTGAATAGAACTCGTCGTTCCAGTAAAGCATATTTCCTGGAAACTTTTCTTCGTACTCTTCCCAGGTCATTTTCTGCGCCTTTTCAAAAAGCTCTTTATCCCTACATGAGTCACACTTGGTAATGTACCGAGGGGTTTCAACGCCACAGACGCTGCAATGGTATTGCTTACAACAAATGTTTGCTGCGTATTCGCTGGCATATCCCTTGCCGCACTTATCACAAAACCATACGTCCATAGTTTTCTTGGTCGCCATATAATCACCACCTAACGAAAGATAACCACCATACTTGGAAATGGTGCAGAATTTTTGCCGTCGCCAAACTTTAATCTGCCACGAATAAAGCGAATTTCCACATTTGGCTTTCTATAAATGTAGTCGTGAAAATAACTGGTATCTGTACGTGCCGGGATCAGCATTACAACCGTTGTATTTGGCTTCTTAGCTTCTTCAGAGCTTTTCTTCACCCAGTCTTTAATCGCTCTACCGTATGGCGGATTGCAAAATACGGTCTGCCCCCCCCAGCATTGTTCAAGTCCATTTTCCTGCTCCGTAAAATACTTGTCGCATTTATGGTTGGACTCGTCTGCACAAGGGTCGAGGGTGAAGTTGAACTCTGAATCCAGCTTGTCATAAAAGTCCTGCGGCGTTGCCCAGTCCATCTTCTTAGAAGAAAACATGACCTCTGTATTCATTGCCACCTCATAAATTGATTAACTATTTGCTTTGATAATTTCGTCCAATGTCCTTGGCGTATATCCCATATAGGGGAGCATACAGCCTACATTGATGATGTTCCCGCAGCTATGCGAATTAAGCGATCTGCTGTTCTTCAGCTCCGCTCTCCACTTATTAAGGAAATCATTTTCCCGTGTTGTATGGACATGGCCGCAAAGCATATAACAGTCTGGATTGTAAGAAGACTTGTAGAGCAGCATAGGGTAATGGCACATAATAACATGCCGGCCACCATCGGTAATCTCCTTATAGTCCTTAATGTCTTGGAACATCTTTTTTAACGGAGAAGACATCTCTTTCAAATCGTGGTTTCCACGGATCAGTACCTTGTTTCCGTTTAACAATGGTACAATTCGTTTCCACTCTGGCTCTTTACCCCAGCAAAAATCCCCCAAAATATAGGTGGTATCTCCAGCTGAAACCGTGTTGTTCCAATTTTCAATAAGAGCTGTCTCCATTTCTTCTGTATTTCTAAATGGTCTGTTATCAAATTTCAGAATATTTGCATGGCCGAAATGTAAATCACTTATGTATCGGTTCATTCTCGTCTCCTAATATGGTAGTGCTTGATACGGATATCGAGTCCTTTTTCTTTTGCTGTTTCAATCATGTGTTTTGTCCCTTTGGATTCGCCGTCCCAGAAAGCAACCAGAGCGTCTGCGTATTCTGCCATTTTTACATTCCGTTTGAATCCTGCGGACTTCCCATCGAGATCCCAATCGGCGGGGAAGTAGATGACCTGATATCCATGCTCTTTTGCGTATCGTTCTCCAAGCCTGTCTGCGCCACGAGCCATGCCACACACGATCTGGATATCATCATTTATATTCTTTAGGAGGTAATCCAGGCTGTCGGAAAGCCCTTTATAGTTATTAAAGTCTCTGCCGCCGGCCACGATTACTTTGAACATTTTGTTGCACTCCTATCGATTAAAAATGAAAATCATTATCCTTGGCAAGAAACACTTGATTCATGGGGCAGTCCTTACACAATTCCTCTGCGTATGTACCACCTTCGCACATCATTCCATATCCACGATTGCAGCTTAAATCTTGCATGTCACCACGCCAGCGCTCAGTGATTATCCCGCCACAAGCGCCATCGTAACAGTATTCTGGCATTTTGTTATAACCTCCGATTCATTTCTCTTGTCAGAAAATCATTTGATTGCCAAAGGCGATCTTCTTTGTATCTCCATGTTTTCTGGCATCTATAATCAAGCTCTTCAGCACAACGAGAGCATAGACAATAGTGCCTTGTCCACGGTTTCTCAGTAAGTCTTGCCCCGCAGCACTCGCATATATCCCCGGTATCAAGCGCATGGTTAAATCTTTGCATTTGACGCTCAGACGCATTTCCGCATAGGATAAGAGAATTCTTGTAGTTTGACAAATCATAGTCAGACTGAACCATCTTCATATGCTCATAATCCCAAAGAAAATGCTTTCCAAATTCCCTCATTACTTTGGTTAGTGATATTTCTCTTCGCTGAGTGCTGAATGTGCGGGACGCAGTTAAATCGACGTTGGTTTTCATTTGCGCTTACCGCTAAAGATACTTCTGATTTTGTTAAAGAAACTCTTCTTCTCAACAGATGTGATTCTAAATTCTCCGCGCTGATTCTCTACAATTCCGTTGAGCTGCGCTTTCAGCTCCGCAATGTCCTCAGGAGTTTTAATGGTGTGTGTGATATTCCTTCCACTATGAGTTTTGAAATCACCAACCAGCTTATCAAGAGTAAGATCGCAATATTCATCCTCCCAATCCCCAAGGAAATAGAAGCGGTCAACAACAGTTCTGCTTGCCTCATTTTGGAATGTGCCAAACAGGATCGGGTCTGTACTCCGGCGCTCTTTCTCTACCTGCCGTTCTACGCGGCCAGTATAGTCAGTAAAAAGGACATAGAGCTTATCAAACTTATCCTTAACCGCCTCTACAACGGAAACGATCTCGTCTGGGATCTCGCGCTCATAGTTTTCAAGCTCAATGATTTTCACAACATCTTTTGCCACATTGTCGATATACTCTTCAATATCGTCACGATAAATGAAAGTGTCTACACCGAGCGCAATCAATTCCCGCTCCTTTTCAATGCACTCAAGATGGAAAATCAGTTTCCGCATTCCTTTTGTTTGCCCTGTGATTCGGTACTTGTTCAAAAGTTCCAGACAATTATCGTAAATTGCCGTCAGGTCTTCATCGGTAACACTATGCTTTCTGTCCTTGATAAATTGGAAATACTCATCAGGGGAGTAGGTTTTGCTTGCGTCCATATGTAGACACCTCCATAATTCTTATTTAGTTTTTAGCGCCAAACTCAACAATGTCTGGAATACTGGTCGATCCAAATCCACCGTTGCGCACTCCATCTGCCTCATCGTCATACGAAATCCCATAGGGGAGAAGAATACCCTGTACAAAGCTGTTACCCTTATTGATAAACAGCTTTTTATTCTGCCGGCTGTCATTGATTACTTTGGCAAAAATATGTCCCTCATTATCAGAGTGGAAATAGTCTGAATCAATTACGCCAACTGTATTGTTGAGCTGAAGACGGTACTTAAATCCAAGGCCGCTTTTTGGCATACAGGCCAGCCACCAGCCGTGGTCAATTTCAACGCGAATGCCAGTCGGAACCTTCATTTCTACGCCTGGAGTTAGGCTCATATCAAACGGGGCAAAGAAGTCATATCCAGCAGATCCCTTTGTAGCTCGTGTAGGAATCTTGATCTGGTCATAAATTTCTCTTACAGATTCTTTAGACGGCTTATCGCAATCATCAAAAAATGTGTCACAATAATCATTATAGAACTGGTCAAATGATACCTTGCTAAATTTCGCTACTCGATTCATGTGTTATCATCTGCCTCCTTGATTTTGATATATAAACCGCAATGGCATGTTCCTTCCTCCATTGCAAGAAACTCTTTACACATACATTTTGTATCTGGACTTTTTACAAGCTGACATGGGCAATACCCATCGTTTGCTTTCAATTTTGCCCTTACTTCATTTGCATACTCTTTGTCTGGGTTCACTGTGATTCTCATATATGACCATGCCTTTCCGCGAAAGGCACCAACGAGAAATGAAACAAGGCTGGTGCTTCCGCAATAGAGTGTAATTTGGTAAACTTTGTTTGGGGGCAGCCATACTACAGAGTACGAGGAGGTAGGTGCGGTGCAGCGTGCTGTAACCGCGCTCATATATAAGTCACCGGGCATCCATTCAAGCACCAATGTGTAGGACATAGAGCCTGTAAACTTATCTTTGTAAAGACGCAACTCGTTTTTAGCTGGATGCCCAGTCCCTGGATGCCCTCAACAATATTTTTGCGAGGGGAGTTGTTATGGGAAGACTAAAAATCGTATATCCAGTTTGCTGTGGGATGGATGTTCACCGGGATTTTCTCATCGCCTGTATTGCCGCTACCAATGCGCAAGGGGTTACAGAGTATCAATCACGAAGATTTTCAACCTACACAGGGAGCCTGCGCGAACTGCGGGACTGGCTTTTAGCCAACGACTGTAAGGATGTTTGTATGGAATCAACAGGTAAATATTGGTTCCCAGTTCACAACATTTTGGAGGAGTCCTGCCATGTGGTAGTCAGCCACCCGAAATTCGTCAAGGCTATCAAAGGGAAGAAAACTGACAAGAAAGACGCTCAGTGGATTGCCGACTTGTTCAAGCATGACCTTGTTCGCGGCAGCTTCATTCCACCTAAGGATATCCGGCAGCTTCGAGATCTTTGTCGTTACTGGGTCAAGCTTTCGTCCTACATGACCGGAGAGAAGAACCGCGCCCGGAATTGTCTCACTGTTTCCAACTTCAAGCTTGATGACGTGTTCAGTAATGTGTTCGGTAAGAGCGCATCCGCCATCACGACACAGTTGTTGGAACACCCGGGAGAGCAGTTTGACGTGGCTCCCTTTGTAGATGGGCGCTGTAAAACACCCATTGCACAGATTCAGGAAGCAGCTGACGGTATCTTCACTTATGAGCAGGCGGAGAAGCTCAAAATCATTCGTGGCCACATGGATTCTCTGGAAAGACATAAGGCAGAACTCGAATCCCTTATTCTGGAGATTGCTCAAAACTATCTTCCGCAGATTGAACTGCTGCTGACTGTCCCCGGCATCCATGACGCTTTTACTGCTATCCGCATTCTTGCAGAAATCGGGGCAGACATGACGGTGTTTGATACCTCTAAGCATCTCTGCTCTTGGGCTGGTCTTACCCCTCAAAACGCGGAGAGTGCCGGTAAGAAGAAAACCACTCGCATTGGCAAATCCGGTGCTTATCTCAAGCCCTTGCTGATTCAGGTCGCTCTTGCTGCAAGCCGCGGTGAAAAACATCCTGAAATCTACGGAAAGAAGCAGGCGCTGCAAAAACGGCGCGGTAAGAAAAAAGCCATAGTTGCCATTGCCAGGAGACTCTTAACCGCCATCTACCATATTCTAAGCAAGAACGAGCCGTACAATCCTGCTGCCTACATCCAGGAAGACAAGAATCCTATGGCCCGCCAGATCTCCCAAGAGAAAGCCTTCGAGATGCTTGCTCGAATGGGCTTTATTGTTTCAAACCCTTCTCCGTTGTCCTCGTCAGGATAGCCAGCCATCCTCGTTTTTTGACCGCCTGACCGACGGTCTATTTTGTTGCGCCCCTTTTTAGGGTGGTGTGTCACTGATTTGTTTCAAACTTGGCACCTACCTACGATATCTGCTCTGCGTACTGATTATCTGATGAAAGCTCAATCCCCAATACATCGTCATGCCGATGCTGCTTGTCTGGAATGAAACGGCCAAATTTCACGATGATGAATTTATGCTTCCGAAGACGCTCAAGCTCGGACTGTATCTCGTCTGGGTAATATCCCGTATAAATCACAAACGGCGATTTGTCTCCAGACGCACGGAATAATCTAATAAGAGACTCAACCTCGTCAATTTGAAGCATAGGTTCCATCCCGCCAATCACAACTGCTTTTGTAATTGGGTTTGTTGAGAAGTGCTGGTAGATTACTGTGTCTGGGATATCTTTTGTATCTGCCTGGGCAAGAGGTGCGTTTTGGCACACCTCAATACCCAGGTTAGATTCTGTACAGCATTTGAAATCACAAAAGCAGGTATTGATGAACATAGACGGGAGTTTGAAGTTTGTAAAGTCCTCTTCAATAATTCCCTTTACCCGCATTACATGACCTCGCTTTTTGTAAGAACGTCATACCACTTTCTCTTATTAAACTCCTGCTTGCGGATATTCTGATAGCTACTAACGGGTGTATAGAAGCCCACTACACGAGCGTATGTATCAGCAATGGGCTTTCCGCAATGTGGACATGTCTTTGTACCCATAAAAGCGTGTTTATCTTCACACACAGAAATCTTTGTCGTAAACGCAAAGTAAATCACACCCTGGCTGGCTACATAGTTGAGCATATCCCATGCGGCCTCTTCATTGGGGAAGCGGCTCTCAATATCAATATGGGCGATACAGCCGCCACCACACTTGGCATCAAACAGGGAACCAAGTCGGCACTTCTCCTGAATCGTGCATTTCTCCATGAGAGGAATCCACTGGTTTGAGTAGATAAAATACTTGTTCTGCTCAAAGAGAAGATTGTCTGCCGTACAAATGACACCAGCGCAATTCTCCGCAGGAATCATTTCCAGGTTGAATGTGAAATCGCACTCAAAGTTATCTTTGACATCGTTGATGGTATCGAGAATTTCAGTTGCAAACTCCACTGCCTCATCTGAGTAGGACTTATTTCCCATTTCATCCTCGTTAATCAGGCCAAAGAGATCCATTACCTCGTACATACCGATGCCGCCAATGGTACAAAACTGTTTATCCAGCTCCACGGCACCGTCCTGATAGTTCGGAAGAAGCCCCTTCTCGATGTTTCTCTGAATGACATGCCGCATGGAATACAGAGCCTTACAATCAAGCAACACACGATCACGAAGAATGCTGATGTACTTCTTCTTATTCATCTTGCTCTCATACGCAATGCGGACAAGGTTAATGGTGCTGACGCGACACGAACCAACACTGAGGGCTGTACCGCCGATAGAGTTGATAAACGCATCCAGCTTCTTGGTGTCGCTGAGCAGCCGGCAGCAGTTTGATAGGATACCGATATTATCGCTGACAAAGAAATTGGAATCGCTCCACTTGATGTTGTGGTTGCTGCACCAACGAGCAAACTCTTCGTCCTGGAACTTCCCGTCCTTATAGTAAAGCGAGTAGGTAAGCACCGGATAGGTGAACATATTTTCCTCTCGAATTTCGCTTACAACCTCCATAAAGACCTTCTGGAACTCGATGAAATCCTCAATATGGTCAATGGCAAGCTGTCCGTCGGGGAACTCCACACCACCAAACAGGGATTCCAGATAAGGTCGGTCAAAGATAGAGACATTCGTGAAAGCGCTCTGATCGATTCTGAGGAATGGCTGATTCAGACGATAGACGAACTTTTGGAATTGCTGCCTGGCGTAATATGACGGATTCTTCATATAGTATCCACCGTCAACATCCTTCTTCCAGAAGTACCACGCCCAGATCAATACATTGGGTAGGCCAACTGCGCCAGACTGACGGTTGGAAAGGAAGGACACGAACTCGATTACATCATCAAAATATGTGGTAAGGTGCTTTGGAGCTTGGTGGTTATAATGATCCAGGAAGAAAAGACCTTCTGTTGCCAACCGAGTCAAATCATTTGCCCAGCAGTATGGGAAATAGCTGGCTGTCGTGCTGTCGTTGAGATAGAAGCCTTTGCTGAACTCCTGCTCCAACCACTGCTTTGCGGTGCGCAACCCCCACTGCTTTTTGATGGTCATAAAGATCTTGTTCAGTGCGAAAAGCTTATCCTCACTCTTAGCTTTTTCTGTCATAAAGCTTCGGATATCTTTATGGTTTGCATTTGCATTGGGATCAATAGAGGCATCCGCCAATGTATCCTTGTCTACGAAATTGTCAATAAACTCGGAGAAGTCCAGCTGGCTCGGATGAACACCATTGATATACTCAAAATCCTCACCATATTTCTTTTTCAGGTCTTCTAAGCAGCGCTCAAAGTCTTTAGATAGCTTTAGCGTAATATCCATATTCCATCACTCCCCCTGTTCATTGATCCACTTTACCGCCTCTTGAAAATCCATCATTTTCCCGTCAACATCAAGCACAGGAACCGATGTAATGCCAAGGGCAAGCATTTTATCTACATCTGTACACATCTCATATGAGATACTTTTCTCGTTGAGCTTACGTTCTAAGACCCCGCATTTAGGGCAACCAGTTGAATACACTACAATCATGCGCTTTCTACATCTACTCCTTTCAGAACTTGGTCAATCTCATCTTCATCAGAAAGCATATCCGCAAATTCAGAGACAACCTCATAAATTTCGTCCCAGGTTTCTACTCTTACCATCCCAGCTGCCTCATCGTTATAGCTCCTATTGTGTGGACGATCAAAGAGAACAGCCAGACCACAACTTGTAACTTCAAGATTGTGTGTGCCGTCATCAATCATAATGTCACCGAAAATAAGGCTCTTATCACTTGCGACAATGACATCCTCCCATTTTAGGTAAGGATACATTTCAAGCAACCGCTTGATTTTTGCAGGAACCGTAGCATAATGAGATGCTGTGACAATGCGGATAGTGTGTCCATCATCAATCAATTTCTTTAGGACATCCTGGGCGTTCTGCATTGGAGCAATCTTTTCCCAAAATTCAGCAGTGTTGAGAGGGGAGAAGAGGTCTTCATTTGTAAGAGATGGGAAGAACTTTGCAATTCTCCAATCTGTGATATCCTCTTCACAAAGAGAAGATCCGCATTTCTTATTCAGCTCATTCACCCAACACTCAACAAGATTTTCGAGAACATCGTCCATATCAACTAATATGGTCAGTTTCTTCATGCACACACTCCATATCTGTCTACGACGAGGTTGCAAACTTTATTGTAAAGATCCTCCAATGTGCCGTCGTTCACGATTAGAAAATCTGGGACTACATGATCGAGCGCAGTTTCAGACGGGTGATTCTGCTGTTCTGTAGTAAGGGGGCTTTCAAAGTTCTCCCGGCGTACCCTTAAATGAATCACATTAAACCCGGATTGTTTCAAACCGTCGATCTCATTTGGAAATCTGCTGTCAGGAATAAGAACAAAATCCCATTCGTTTGGGAACATTGAGAGCAAATCTTTGATAAAATCAACCCAGAAATTCGGGCGCTGCTCACGAACAATGTCTGTCCCAACTTTCTGGAGTAGACTTCTACCATAAGCATCTTTCTCCCCATTCCATCCAAAGAAAGTTCGACATACATACTTTACAAGATCGCCGTAATGGGCAATTAGTACGGTATGTCCCATACTCTCCAACACTGTTTTCATCATCCCAGCAGTCGTATCCTTTCCATGCTGCGCTTTACCAGAAATACAAACTACCTTCATTTACTCGACCTCGCACTCGATATCGTCAAAAATCACCGGGATTCTCGCCTTAAACTCATTCAGCAACATCGCCGCAATTTCTCTCATCTGCGGATGCGCCGCAATAGGAGTACGGAGCTTGAAGAAATGCCGCCATTCACGCATGTTCATTGTGATACAAATCTCTGTCTTTGTGGAATTATTCAATACGGAGCGGGCAATCTGAGGAGATGCGCCAAGTTCAATCATACGATTGTAATGGCGCTCAGCATCACTACAGGCCATAAGCCATTCGTTGTAAATAGAAGCAACGGTTTCCGCATCCAGATTCTTCATTTTTGGATCAAGCTCAATACCGCCTTTGAGATCGATATATGTAATCTCTTTTCCAAACTTATCCTTGGAATAATTACAGTATCTTGTGCTCTCCTGGGCGTAGCTTGCAATACGGTGGCGCACCTCTTCATGGGAAACGCCACGATCATTGATAAGACGCACCGTGATATTGTAGTGCTCAATTACAGCCTCATGCCCGCGTTTAATAATCCCAGATACAAAAGATTTGCATGAATCATCTGTAATCTTATCCTCACTCTTATAGCATGTGCGGCCAACAGTTTCGATTGTTTTCAGAATCTGATCTGAATCAATCGGCGTAATAATTTGAAAGCTTGGCTTAATTACCTTCATTACAGAACCTCCATAAATAGATTAACTAATTGCTTAAATAGCAGAAATATGTTGTAGTCCCAAGCACCTCATCGTAGTATTCATAGTATGTACCATCTCCCTGCGGAAAGTTTGCCTGGAACACTACATTTTCAGGTAGAACGCTGCCATGCTCTAATAGCTGTCTTGCGTTTTCAATGGTTCTTTCGTCTGGCGTATTGTTGATTGCGCCATTCCATGTGGGAGAATATTGGCCTTTTGCATAGATCACATCATATAGAGTATCGGGAAACAGCTCGTGGTTCATTCTGTTTATCACAACGCTTCCAACATAGAGCTGCATTTCGTCAGATACCCAGCTGGCTCCCATTTCAGCAGTGATAAGACGAGCCAATAAGTCTAAATCCTCTTCTGTGTACGGAATAGCGGGAGTGTTCACATCTACACTCTCTTTCTCCACCTGCGGTCTTGCCTTGGCTTTCTCAATATTCGACTCTTTTGCCTCTGCATCAGTCGCCGGAGCAGGGGATTCATATGAAATACAAGACAGCTGCTTTGCCTCGACCACATTTGTATCTGGCAGAACAAACGAGGTCAAAACAAAAATTGCCGAGGCCATGATCAGGCATGTTACCGTTTTGAAGATAAAATTATGTTTCTGTGTCATTTCCGTTATATCCTTTCTTACTTTATGCGATCAATTCGTAATCAAGCAAATACCAATAACCACTCCTGTTCTTCTCCAATTCCTTTGCAAACACGATATCAAACCGCTTGATTGGGGTTTTTGTATAAGTATGTGAACGGATCGTGAGACGCGCCATCTTCCCACTACCGATAGATCTTGTCTGCACAGCGTATCCCCAAATTGTATTATCCTTTTTACTGGACAACGGGAACACATCTGTAATCAAAAGTTTGCGGCGGTCTTCTTTCTTATTAGTTGTTAGATCGATATATCCCATGAGTTCGATTTGATTTTGGATCTTGCATTTCAAATCTAAATCTGGAAGATTCAAATCCTTAATAATGCTTTCACACTCATTTAGAAGACCCTGCATATCTGTAATGCTATAAGCCTTTGCTTCTGTCCCACTCTTTGTTTTATCGGTTGCATATTTCGATACAACCTCAAGCATTTGACCGCTCAGTTTATCTTTCTGAACTTTCTTTGCTGTTCCGTTCTTGAAAAAGGCAAAAACAGATGTGATTTTTGAAAGCTCTACGACATTCCCAAAATCAGAAAAGAAATCAATCTTGATAAGAATATCTCTTTGTCTGGTGTCAAGAGATGTCTCTGAATTCATCAAACTAAGCAAGGACATAAATGTATCAGGAGCGCTTCTTTTTGAGAGATCATAAAGCTCGTTTGCCACGGCGCTGTTCATGTACTTGATAGAGTTGATTCCCTTTGCTATCACATGGCGATCTTTATCAAACACATATTTGTCTTTAGAGATGCCGTATCGAGGTGGGACAATTTGAATCCCATACAGCTCTGCCAGGGCGCTTCCGTTCTTGATGTCATCCTCGTTGTTTGCGTTGTTCAAATACGCCGTAATAAATTCCGCTGGATAATAATAACGAAGGTATGCACATAGATAGCCGATCATGCAATACCCGATTGAGTGGTTGTATCCGAACTGGTAGGAGGCACTATCTTCAATGATTTGAAGAAACTCTTTTGCCTCTTCTTCCGCTACTTCTCTTGGCTGGGACGATTTAGAACAGTACCCCTCTAAGATATCTGGTAATGCTGCTTCCAGCCTATCTTTTTGCTTGCGGCCAATAGCGCGACGTACATTGTCTGCCTCACTGCCAGATAGACCGCAGATCTCTTGTAGGAACTTAATGGTATCCTCTTGGTAAATAAGATAACCAAGGTTATCCTTCAGAAGATCGTCAATGATGGGAGATGGGTTGTGGTGCGGTTTTCGCTGAAGAAGCTCATCTCGATATGACGCACCTGACGGCCTGATACATGCAGTAACCAGAGACATATCATAGATACTGTGCGTTTTGAATTTCCGCAGACTATCAAAGGCAAAAGCTGATTCAAACTGGAAGATCCCAATAGGGGAGCGCAGCATGTCTTTCCAAACCGCATCGTCATCCCAGTTTATTTCGTGAGACTTTGGATATGGCTTTCCAATCAGCGCATATGTGTCCTTTATGATCTCGATATTCTTTAAGCCAAGGATATCGTATTTCACAAGGCCGGCCTCATGCACACACTCCATATCGATCTGCAAGATTTCTTTTCCCTCAGAGAGAAATGTACCGTAGTGATCCCGCAGTGTGATTGGGCTTGCCACAATGCCGGCTGGGTGCATGGATTGAGAAATCGCAACATCAAGAAGTCCGTCGTAGTAGTAAAACACTTCTGGATATTTTGTTCTTGCTTTTTCCTCATCCAGCTCAAACAAGTCTTTAATCTCGTTATTTACTTTGCCAACCCATGGATTCTTCTGAAAAATCCTCTCATTTTCCTCTTTGAGTTTTGTGTACTCTTTGGAGAATTGTTTTACCAGCTCTGCCCGTGGGGTTTGCTCCAATCTTTTCGGCAAAATGAGCTTACCGTTTTCATCAAGAAGATACAGGGTAAATACGTCTCCCACATCGCCAAAGGAAATCGGTACGCTATCATCTTTTAGGCATTCCATTACCTTTCGGAATTCTTTTTCATCTCTTTGGTGTTCCTTATTCCATTTTACACCAAGCGCACGGCAAATCTCATCAATACATCCTTTGGACTTGATTGTGCCAATGGCGAGAATAAAAGCGGTTTTTTCCTGACCAAACCTATTGATGATGTACTCATACACCCTATCTCTGTCAGACGGAGATACGTCAATATCGATATCTCCGATCTCTTTACGGTCTTCATTACAAAACCGAGAGAAAACCGTGTGCCAGGTTTCAGGATTGAGGTCTGTCGTGTTTGTCACATAGGCCACGCGAGAGCCGCCGCAAGAGCCACGGTTAAACCCAATCGGAATACCATTTGATTTGCACCATGTTACAAGCTCCGACATGAACAGCATAAATCCAGACATATCGATTTTATCAAAGACGCGGCACTCTTCTTTGATTGCCTCTTTGAATTTGGGTATCTGTTCCTGGGTGATTGCCCCCTCTTCAATTTTGGCATCAAAGTTTTTCTGAATAGTATCATCAAACACAGCTTTGTCTTCAGCGCCATACAGCTTAGGATATTTGAAGCTGACATCCAGATCAAAAGGCTCAACAGAATCTGCCATACGGTTTGTGTTTTCTATCGCCTGGAGAAAAACCGACTCTGGCAAAGCGTGTTGAATGCGGAACATTTCAACCAGTTCGTCATAGGTCTTGTAGGTCAAGTCAAAACTGTCTTCGTCTGCAAACTCAATATGTTTTGCCAGCTGCATGATACTTCTGCACTCTGCCTTATAAGCATCAATGCTGTGCGTATCTGTGCCAGCGATCAAGGGAATCCCGTACTTCTTAGACATTTCCGCCAAGTGACAGTTGTAAGAGATTTGTTCTCCAAAGTTATGAGCCTGCACCTCTAAATAATCATAATGCCGAAGCAGCTTTTCATACATCGGATGCCGAATGCTAAGCTTGTTCAGAGGGGATGCGAGACAGGCGCTAATCTTAATCACATTATCAGAGATGCCAAGAAACTCATCAAATGTAATTCGTGGCTTATAGTAGAAATGATCTTCACGATTGGACAGGCTCACAAGATTGTTGATTTCAAGGATGCCGTCATAATTCTTTGCAATCAAAATCGTGTGATAATTGTCTCTGACCTTCTTTTTCCCAGACTCCATTAGATCAGAAAGCTCTTTTTGTGCTTCTTCTTCGCTTCGACCTTGCTGCGCCTCATACCATAAGTCGTTTACATCTGGGTACTCATAGAGCTGCTCGGTCAAATAGCATTCTACACCATGAAGATATTTGATTCCCGCTTTATCACAGGCCATCTTTTTTGCAACCCACTGATATATATTTCCGTGTTCCGTAAATGCAATTGCTGTCTGACCAAGCTGGACAGCACGATCAATATAGTCTTGAAACTTTGTCGCGCTATCCAGCAAGGACAGCTCTGAATGCACATGGTAAGCAGTATAATTTTTAGACAGAAGTTTCGCCTCCTTACCACTATCCATCTACTGTTCCGAATACCTCATCTTCTTCATCAATTAACTGAGCTGGGGGATAGGGGAGACCACCTGTGTACGGGTGCTTATCCCAGGAGTATCGACGATCCAAATCCTCTTCAGAAGTAAAAAACCGCCTGGAAGGTTGGTCGTAATATACGCCAACGCTTCTACCCTCGAACCCAAGCATTCTGTCTTTTAGAATGTCGATCAGAACATCTTCCTTGATTGGCTTAACGCGCCAACCAGAACCATTCATCTTTGGCTCTCCCTGCTTATCCCTTTCCGATACACGGTAGAGACTGATGATTCTGTGCGCCAAATCAATAATAGCCGAAATGCCTTGAACATCCATCTTGTTAAGCCGCCGCATTGTGTCAATCTTATGAGGATGGACAACGAGTAGAACGATGACATTGAACTTTACTGCAAACGCAATCAGATTCATTATCAATTCGGATTGCTTATTGTATTTGTTATCATCGCTGCATTCCAGATTGATAGCGGTAAGATTGTCAAGAATCAAAAGTTTTGTCCCATATTTGCGAACAGAGTCTTCCATAGTCTTCAGAAGATCGGTCATCCGGTTAGAACGGCCATCCTCATAGATATACAAGCGACCACGGTAAAACTCATCGATCTCCCGCTTTGCCTCTGGCCTTACCTTGTAATATGTCGCATCTTGAAAGTGACGCTCTTCAATGTGGCGCTGGCCTGCAAGAACGGAGTTCAACCAGTTTTTTGTCTGGAAATTAGGAAGTTCACCAGAAAACAGGAATACATTTTTATCCTGTTCAAGAGACTGACAAATGATTTGGTTGATAAACGAACTCTTGCCGGCTCCGTTGATGCCAGTAATGATGTTCAATGTGCCTTGAAACAGTTTCATAAGATAACGGTCAAGAGGCCGAATGCCGGTTGTGATACCGTCAATCTGGTCTAAGTCAACATCCTGGATATCGGAGAAATCAATTACACCTGGTACTGGGCTATCCTTGGCATTCAAAATGATTTCAAGGACTTTTTCTTTGCCAAGGTAGTAAAGAGCCTCGTTGAGATCGTTGATACTATATTTTTTGCCGTTCTCTGCCTCAAAAATAGGAGGTACTTCAACGACCTTAGTTCTCCAGCTGCCAAGGCGATACACAACCTCTTTCTGCATTTTTTGTCCGGCTTCGTCATTGTCGGAACAAACGATGATGCTGTCAAACTGCTCTAACCAATCCCAATTCTCTTCTATCCAGTGAAAGTTCCCGCTGCCGAGCGGGACGGAGACTGCATTTGTGAAACCAGCCTCAATAGCGGATAAGCAATCGGGTTCGCCCTCGCAGATCAATAGGGGAGCGGTTGTGTTTATACGGTTCATGTTAAATAGGAGGTTACTTGTATCAGCGTTCTTTTGACACCAGCATTTATTTTCTCCCTTGTGGATCTTTCTGGATGGGCGGTACTTTACCATAGTCAGAACATCGTTGGAATCATAGTAGTTCCACACGATGTTTCCTTCTTCATCCTGTCTGACATCTGCGTAATCCAATGTCTGAGGGCTAATGCAGCGCTTTTTGAAGTACGCATAGATCTTACTTTTATCTCCAATAGGTATTTCTTTCGGATACCTATATTGATGCTTTGTTTTCACTCCAAGCTCACCAAAGCTGTATTTGATCCCAGCCAAATCGAACAACTTCTGGCAAGCCTGAAGATAAGTCATACCCTTATAGATGAACACATCAAGGATGTCATAATTTCTTGCACATGCTCCAAAGCAATGGAAAGAGTATGTTTTGCGGTTATATATAAACGATGCGTGATCCTCCTGATGAAAGGGGCAACAGCACCGTAGGTTCTGTTCATCAAAATCCTCAATGCCTAACTCCTGAACGATAATCTTTGCGTTATCATCGCCCAGCTTTTCTTTCGCCTCAAGGATCGTATCACGATCAATTTGCAGTTCCCGTCACCCCTCTCTTTAGGAAGCGTTTCTATACTCACAATCCCCACTTACATCGCATAGATAATGGCAACGCCAATAATCTGGCTTTGCTCCCCAGTCATCATTTATGATGATTTTTTCAATCTCTTTTTTTGACCATTGCTCCATACGATGAAATTTCTCTTCTCGAAAAGCCTCTTGAATCATTGTCTGTGAACGAAAACAATTGAATTCAAGTGCATCTGGATATTTACCGTATAACTCTTTGACTGGTGCAGAGTATACATACAGCTGTCTATAGTAGCTGTCTAATTCCAAATCCGACTTTGTAGGGGATGCCCGATTTGAACGGGGCTTCAATGTCCTTGATTTATGGTCTGTGATAATTAACTTCCCGTTTTCTTCACTGATAAGATCTATAAAGCCAGTCCATGGCCTGCCAGCAAATTCAAAACTTACCTGCTGCTCTACACCAAGGATATCTCTCTTTGGAAAAGATAGATTATCAAGATAACGGAAGCCCTGCTCAAAATAATTATGGTAGATTTTTTGGTTTGGAGCCTTTGACCTTACATTAGAAGAAAAGTGGGCTACATAGAATGTAGAAAGATCAGATTCCTTCAAAACACCGTCTAAGTACATTTGCATAATCATGTGGATATAGCTTCCGAACTCTGCAAAAAACCCACTTTTCTTTTTCAGCGGCCTACCGAACTCATCACGATACAGATAGCTCAAAAACCATCTGTAAGGACATTCATCAAATGATGTGAGGCGAGAATAGCTCCATACCATATCTGATATCGTTAAGTCGTAACGAATAGAGCATCACCGCCAGCCTATTGATCAGAACGGCAGGTTTTCATCGTCCTCTTCAGAGGACTCTTCATCGGCCAGCGCAGCAGGCTTAACCTGAGCCTTTTTCTTCGTAGTCTTGGCGGGCTTCTTATTGTCAGACTGTGTGGCTCCATCGCTCATCTCAAAGTCGAACATGGTGAAGTTGGTGTACTCTCGCCCTTCGTCCTTGTTGTACTTGTTGGATACATCACACGCTCCAATCTTGATTCTGCACCGATCCCCAGAAGACAATGCGGAATCAATAAGGCCGAGTTTCTTGTTTGCCTCTCCGACAATCCCAACGAACCCGTTAAAGTCGGTCACATATTCGTCCGACTTCTTATCTTTTCTGCTAATGGAGAGACGAACTTTGGAAAAATTATCTCCCTGGTTCGTAATCTCCCATACTGTTGCGAATGCGCCCTCGTGAAATCCCATTATTGCTTACCTCCATCCTTACCAACCTGGCACTGCTTTTGCAGTTCCTCCAGAAGCTGCGCCGCAACCTCTGGATCTGTCAAATAATTCATATAGTCAGCGCTCGGCTTACTTCCGTTGCGTACATATTTCTTAACCAGCTCTGTCAACGCTTTTCTCGCCGTATCAGAATTGTCGTTTGCGTCAAGAAAACTGTGAACATGGGCATCAATCTTCGTAACAATCTGTTTTGTTACGGCCATATTTGCCTCGACCTCCGCCTCTTCCTTCTGGCTGCGGTAATAATCGGGATCATCATCTGGTGTTGCGATCTGGAAATACTGCGTTAGGAATTGACGCTGCGCATAAGTAAATCCTCCGCCCTGTGCCTGGGAAGGATCGGACTGCTCTCCACAGCAAGTCCAAGGAACCTGTCTAAACTCTCCGCTGTCAACATCGATCCAGGTAAAGATAATATCCTGAGACACCACAAATTCGTGTACGACTTCCTGGATGGTCTTTCCGTCTTTGAGCACCTTCGGCTTTTCATAGTGGTCAATTACAATTTTTTGCGAACCGTGTACGCATTCCTCTTCCAGCAAAAGACCGTATTTATCCATGCCGGCTTTCAGTTTGGCAAGAATTTCAACGATAGAAGCATAAGTATATCCGTATCCCTTCTTGCTTTTCTTTACTACATCTACATACTTGCGAAGCTCAAATAGCTTCTTGTTCAAGTTCATTGTGTTTGTGTTTTCAGACACTGCGTTCCTCCATCAAATAAGTAGCTTCCATATCTGCAAGGTGGAGCAAAACAGCAAACGGGCACATATCATATGCTTTGCTGCATCCAAAATCTCCGCCCTTTACAGCACTATCAAACCCTGACATGTGCCATCTGATTGCGTAAATCTCTTCATCTGTCAGCTTCATATATTGAAGCAGAATAATAACAGACTTCTCGCCATGACCAACAGGGAATTGGTCTTCCGCCTTATAGAAAGGCTCTTTGTGCCACTGTCCAGTCTGCTCGTCCTTTACATTCTTAGTGCCTACTGTATAGTAGTTTGCTTTGCATAAATCATGGAACAGCGCCGCAATCGCAATGCTTTCTTCTGACGCTTCGACTTCTTGAAATTGTTTAACTAATTCCTTTAAGGCATCATACACATTGAGCGAATGCTCCAAGAGGCCACCTTCATGGTTTCCATGGAACTTTGTACTGGCCGGAGCAGAATAAAAATCCGTACTTTCAATCCAGGCTAACAAATCATCCAGGCCACCGCGCTTAATGTTGTCTCTGCAAATAGATAGGTATCGCTGTTTTAGATCTTCATTTACCAGGATATATCACTCCCATAAATCATCGATATTTTTGCGGCAATAGCAATTTTCGCAATACACCTCGCCTGATTTCAGCAGAATGTATTCGTCAAAAATCGGATTCCCGCACAGATCACATTGTTTGTAAGGTACATAACTCCCTCCACACATTGGGCAACCAGTGAAATGCTCATATGGCGGAGTGTCGAGGCCGTGTGTCTCAGTATACTCCTTTGGATTCTGAAACACACAGCCACACTCTACGCATACGAAATTACTCGTCTTCCTTTACCCGATAACCAACGCAGACACCCATGCTATCGTCACCGGCCAGCTGCTTAATCATCTGATCCAGGCCAATAATCTTAGACTTAGGAGGGAGGGCGGTATGAGATGCGTCCTTGTTCTTGTCCTTACCCTTTTTATTGGGCTTTAGATATGGACGGAACGCATTCTTGAACTGAGCCTTAAACTCCCCACGAGACCCATAAGCCTTTCGCATACAGGCCATGGCATAGCCGAATTCCTCAGAGAACACATCGTTATCGCAACGAACAACAGTCTTGTCGCCGTCCTCCCAGTACACAATAGTGGCAGGAGGGTTGAAGATAACCTGCGCCGGCTTCGGAATGATATTGCAGGGAATTGCTTTCGCCTCTGCAATAGGGGTAAGAGTGACTCTGCTGGAAAACAGGTCGTGCGCTACATTCTTGATGAAATCTTCTGTGGTCATAAACTTTACTCCTTTGATAAAATTTGATTAACTAATTGCTAATGCGGGCTATAAATTTCGGCTATTTGTCGAAATTGATTAACTATCTCCTATTACAGTATAGCAGATAATCCTCAAATGTCAAGAGATTTTTCGTGTTTTTCTTGTAACTCAATCACGCAAATTCCAGTGTTTTGAGCGGTTATTGTTGGGCATATCAATCCGCCCTCTTGTACGCGGCCACGTCTGGTTTTGCTGTTGGGATAGGACAGGTCAACAGCCCCCCCCCACAAGACACTCAATATATCCTTTCTTTGTAGCCTGCTTAATTCTGATTTTCTCCATACACAACTCCTGGTGGATTACCATGGATTTGCGCCCGCAGCGTTGGGCACATAGGTTTTATTGCGCATTTCTTCCCAGACCTGCCCTGCGGATCGATTAGGCCGAGCGGGGAACCGTGTACCATCCTGTTTTCGCTCCACCCCCCCCCAGCGTCTGCCTTGAGGGTACGGGATACACCATCGCCACTGTACACTCTGTTTGCGTCACCGTTGTAATCATTGATATATCCGACCTGCTGTAGATTTGGCATATCTTCTTTGCTAATAGACGAATACTCATGTGGTTCTGTTTGGAGTCTTGTCAATGCCTTTTCAAACGCTCCAATCCCGCTGAAAAAGGAACCGACTACCATACCATCAAATAGGTACGGCATTGCATCATAGAGGTTTTCCATGATATGCAATAAAACATCTACAACAATACTATTCCCGGCCTGCTTATAAAGCTGAGAAGAAGATCTGTCATTTCCTTTATATAAATTTTCGTTCATTCTTTTCCTGGCGTTTTCAAAGTCGTCATCTTCAAAGCCCATGAGCCGCCAGCACTCCTTTGGAGTTAATTTTCTAACGCGGTATCTCTGTTGTGCGGGCACAATCAGCTTTGTACCGTTCCCAGGCGCATCATTTTTGAAATTTGGCATAACAGTTCCTATGCAAGTCTGATCTGACTTGATCCTCCTATTGTAATCATCATAAATAATAATGTGTGGCTCCAAGTTGCCCCCCCCCATACAGCTTAGGGTAGGGGAGATACCTTGTGGGTCATATACTCTACCTTGATTCGGATTACTTCTTGTCTTGGTAGGGCATACATTTCCCACTTGAATAATCTGATCTCCCATGTTCAATTACTCCCGTCATAGGTTGATTCCCAAACCCTTTGTAGTCTCTCGCCAGAAGTGTCATAGCTACATCGCTATACCCATCAAATGTTGTTCCCTTCTGGCTTAGCTTTGCTCCAATCTGCCGGCAGTAAGTCCCATGTGTGCCGGTCTGTTGAGCTTCTTCCGCTTGTTCGTACTGTTCTGCTGACGTTACGCAGCGGGGGGGGGCGATCATCCCAGCTACTTTATCGTCACTGAGATAATATCGCTCATCAACTTCCTTCTCCAGCATATCGATAAGAGTATGCTTTAACGGGATGGGAGAGGGAAACTGGAATTTCCCATTATCAAGATCCCTACGGATGATGACACAATATACACGCTCTCGGTTCTGAGGAATGCCATAGTTCTTTGCGTTCAGAACCTGCCAATACACATTGTATCCGTAGTCCTCCAGCTCTTTGACAAATAAATCAAATGTAGCCTTAAAACGAGCGCCTACAATATTTTTGACATTTTCATAAATCGCAAAGCGAGGCTTCTTTTCTCTTAGGAATCTGAGCCATTCTACAAGAAGAGAAGATCTTGTCTTTTCAATCTCTGTTGATCCGCACTTGGGGCATTTATCCCGCATAGTGTAGTGGGCTTCTAAGGGGTTATATGTATGACCGCAGCTTTTACATGACCATGCAGCCCCCCCCCTGTTTGCCCGCGATTGAGAAGTCCTGGCAAGGGCTTCCGCCAAACATGGTATTGAAATCAGGCACAGACTTTTCATCTGCCTTTGTGATGTCGCCAATGTTCAGAGACGGATCTACGCCATGGACTGCACAATAGCTTTCTGCGGCGTACTTGTCAAACTCGCAGAATAGGGCAGTTTGATAGTTCGTAATAATTCCTCCTTATTTATCTACTTCTTCAAATACAATTTGTTTTGGAAGGATATCCTTGCAAACATACACACTGCTAAATGGAGGGTTAAGAGATGGTTTCTGCTCTGCATAATCCTTGAAATAAGAAATGCGCTTATTCATATACATGATTTCAAAATCATGCGTCTTAAACATATTAAACCGCTTTTGACTTTCAAATAAACCAACGACTCCAACCAGCATCGCAAAGGGTTTCCCGATTTGAAATAAACGGTCAAACACTTTTGCTTTGAGTGAATAGGGAGGATTGCTGATGATAAAGTCGCAAATAGGCGGCTCAATAGAGAAGAAGTCCTCTCCATTTACAATGTGTGTAGCAATAACCTGGTATCCTTTATCACGAAACATTTTTACAAATAAGCTCTCTTCAGTATCGAATGGACACCAAATCTTCACGGGGGGGGTGGAAGATACTTTAGGATAGGGTAAATTGCGTATTCTGGAGTGTAGAATTCGTCATTCTTACTCCCAGCAACAAGATCCATTTTCATAACAACACCTCAAAATTGATTAACTAACTCGCTTGAAAATCTTTCTTCAAGCTCAAAGATTCCTTTGGCCTGACCTTTGTAATAGCCCTTGAATGGGCGATCAATTTTCTCTTGCAAATCTCTTAGCATCTGCCAGTAATTTGGAAGATAACGATATATATTTCGCAGCTCTTTCAAATTCTTGTTGCAGCAGCACCAGCATGATATCCGATCTAAAATTGAATACAAATCCATGTATTCTACGCCACAATTTGCGACCCTTTCAATCCAATAGAATCCTCTTTCGTGACAGAAGTTTAGGCAGTCTTCTTCAGTCATTTGCCATTGAACCAGAGGTAGTATTTTACCTTCCTGTGTTGCTTTATCAAAACGCTTTGGCTCATCAAATGCAATACCAACATAGTCAATAACAGATTCTGCAAGACTATCTTTGAATTGCTTTATCTCTCTGAGCTTTTCAGAAGTACCCCAACGACATAAACCACCGCACCAACCGTAACCATAGTGTGTGCCTTTCTGTCTACTATTGACTTCTTTCTCCAGCATAGAATACAAGAATGGAATTTTAGGTTTTAACTCGACATATTCTACCCCTCTTTCTTTCAGCACTGGCTTGATTTTATCTCTTATCTTATAGATACAATCAAATTCCATGCCTGTGTCATAAAATACAACGACATCTAACGGCCAGCTTTCCTCCATTAGACGGAGTAGCATAGCAAGAGAATCCTTGCCAAAACTAACGCTTGCAATATACTTCATGCCGACCACAACCATCCCGGTTGAGGTCAACCACCTAATCCTCCCATGCTACCAGCCTTTGGCTCTCACGCTGTAACAGATGGTTTTGCTCTGCACTTATCAATCTTACAGAAACCCGGTTTACCGGGATTGGCATTAGCTCCTTTCAGACTTATTATTGTTAGTTTGAGAACTCTTAAAATATCTACCAATAGTTGCAAGAGTGGCGCAGGCCAGCGGAATAATATCCGGCGTAAATCTCGTTGTGTTGAAAATCAAATTCATGCCTCCAGCAATAGCGTCTCCAACACACAACTTGAGAATCAAACCGCCCAAATAGGCAAAGCCAAATGTAATTACTGGGTTGAACACCAGTAGGACAATAAAGCCCAGGATAGTAGCTGCGATACCAGCTCCTTCAAATTTACTCTTCACAATATCACCTCCATTCGTCTCTATATACCTTCTGACAAACAATCCAAATAATTAACCGGACAGCGAAAAATTATTTGACATACACATCTCGGTACACAACGCCAAGCTGATATGCCTCTGCATGACTGCTTACGCATACATCGATGCGGTTGCCTTTGATTGCACCGCCAGTATCATGTGCTTTGAAGCTACCATACCCATCTATGTAAACCGAGCTGCCGAGCGGAATAATAGACGGATCTACGGCAATAGATACCCACGGAGTCAATGGAGCGCCAGACGCAGTTCCTGAATGCCCTCCATTACAGATGGAACAAGGACAATAGTGAGAAATTCTAAAACGTCCGAGATAGCGACCCTTGCTGTTCTCTTCTTGAATCGCCTTGTTATACTGTTCATAAAGCGGAATTAAGATTGATTGTTGTTCTGCCCATTTTTCCTGGGCGAACTGGATGGCTGGATTACTGTCATCCTCGCCAAATGAACGGACATATTCAGCAATCTGGTGCGCCAGATTTTGTTTTTCAATCGCGGCGTCGATCTGCTGCTTAATTTCAGTAGATGTTACGGCGTGAGCTGGCATAACCAGAGCACCCGCAACAATACAGGCCAATAAAGATTTTCTGAATAACTTGATAAGAGCACCTCTTTCAATCACACTGTACACCAATAAACTCTAAGACCTTGCGCATACCAAGGCCATGCTCTTCAATAGGCTTCATGCAATACTCCCATAGCTTTGGATGAGACTGTTTGAGCCGCTGGAAACGGTTTGGAGACTTCTCCAAATGAGCGCCAAAGGCGCAAAACACACATCCGGTTCTTTTTTCGCCTGTCGTTGTCCACCCCCCCCACAGGGTACAATGTCGCCATAAACAGGAGCGTATGGGATATTATAGGTATGGATATATTCAAGAACATCATTTTCTGTCCAAAACGACATAGGCTGGGAAGACGGGGATTTCTTGTGAAAGGCGTTACACCCAGTAGACATCCACACTGATCTGCGTGAACGGCTTTCATCTGCCATGGTAGCAATAATAGGTACGCGGCCAGTTTCTTTTGAGTATTTCTTCATTGGTTTCTTCTTCATAATATTGCAGCACCGAGAAGACACCTTAAACGGAGCGTCTAATAAGTAGCACCATTTTTCACAGTTAAATTCTGACTTTGTACCATTGCTCCGAATGATTTCTCCGTGAAGCTCTTTCCACCGAAAAGAACCAGGCTTATGGCCGTACTCTACTGTATCGGCAACCCGCTTTGATACAATTGGATAGCCATAGGTCTCAATGACTTTTTTGAAGTTCATTTCTGGCCTAAGCACAACCACATTCTCAACACTCCTGGCAAACTGGCGAATCTCTGGGAACTCAAGCCCTGTGTCACAGAATACAGCTGGGACATCTGGATAAATCCGACGCACAAGATCAAGAAGGACGGTGGAATCCTTACCGCCAGAAAAAGCCACATAGACTAAGCCGTTATAGTGCTCATACCATTCCATGATACGGGCAGTAGTGACCTGGATTTTTCTATCCAAGTCCCATGACTGCATAGTTTCTAAGTCTTCTTTGGTATAAATAAAAACTCACCGTCCTTATATTCTTTTCCAAGCCTTTCTATCTTCTCCCAACAGGGGAAAGGCTCTGACTGAAAACACTTATCGCAGCATTCCTCACACACAGCGCCAAATGATTGGTTATAAGGGCATGGGTATACTGTTTCAAACTCTCTTCCACACACTGAACACTTCATGCTGCGTCCTCTGCGTCAGTACCCTTTGCCTTAATATCGGCTTCGTGGAGAACCATTACATCGTTGTACATCTTCTCTCCGATCAGCCGCTTAAACTTTTCCAGAGCCTTTTGAGATTTAGGCACTCTTTCAAGCTCGAAAGGACGCATGTGCCACTGAATCAAACCGGCTACATAGAGCACATCAAGAGCGGGGGAGATATAGAAGAGGCTATCGTAGGCTGATACATGGTGGTGCTCATAATAATGGGCAATATCGGTGTCATCACCCTTGCTATTCTTAAACGCTTTGGTAAATGGCTTACCGATATCGTGGAGCATTGCAGCCTCATACAGTTCAGGAGATCCGCCGTGGATATTTGCGTATGTAGCGATACAGTGTGCGCCGACAGTCAAGTTGTGATGCGGGTTGTCCTGGTTGATCCAGGCCAGGCCGTTCTCGCCCCAGAACAGCTCTTTGGTATCAAGCGTCTTAAATCCATCTTGGTACACGATTTCAATGCGATCCCAGCCCTCGTAATACTGTGGAATCCAAATGGATTTGTACATGCGCTCCAGAACTTCGTATGGCACAACGCGCTCACGACACTTGCTTCTCTCTACACACTCAGAAAAAGGCGTAGCCATTAGATAGCAAACCTTTTCGCACGGGATGCGCTTCAATCTCTGGATAGCATCCATACGGCGCTTGTAGTTAATATTGGTTGCGTCGTAAATTACGCTCTTCCCATTGCTCAAATCATCGTAAACGCGCCGATGCAGAACCTCAAATACCTTTCCATTATTATTCTGGTCTTGAACATCTCCCAGAATTTCAGCTCTGATCGCGTCACTGGAATGGACTACAGCACCGTACTCTTTGGACAGTTTCTCAGCGTAGTAGGACTTACCGCTGTATGGCAAACCTACCATCATAATAAAAGTGGGATTCATTATTGCTTCTCCTTGTCATCTTCAAATGGCTTTGAGCTAATCCAATATGCAGAAATATCACGGATAATCACACACAGAGCAGTCTCCCTACTCTTATCTGGTGTCATAAATACAACAGCCGAAAACCTATCATCAAAGATTTGCTTGATAGCATCGGTTGAATTTCCTGCATTGCATTGGTAAGCCCCATAAACTGTCTTGCCGTTTGACAATAGGATCTTCAGATACCATATATACACTACGCAGCACCTCCGATTTCAAACTGGAAATTGTACTTGAATAGCTGAAGCAGCGTTTGATTCAAAATATAATCAACAGCTCGGTTTACAGACGGTTCATGCTCTTCCATGTATTTTGCCTTTACAGATTTCATTGCAGACACATAGCGGTCTGCCATCTCAACAGCTTCATCTTTGCTAAGACAGCCAAATTTAATTTGTTTTAAGTAATCTGTTTTCTTAGAAAGTAGGCAATCTTCATACGGCTCTCCATCAAGCCATCTCGTCATAAATTCTTCAAGCCTTAAAATATGATGGAGTTGTTTTGGGTCGTATCCGAAGCGCTCAATTTTATCCATCGTAGCTGGATACGGATGACAAAGTGCCTTTTGCTTCTCCATCGCCGTACCAACCATGCAATTCAGAGAAGCAAAGTCGTTATATCTCCCAATCAACTCCCGTGCATTGAGCACTGGATAAAACAACGATTCATATTTCGGATTAAGGATTCTATACTTTGTGAATAAGATTTCCACAAAGTTGATATTCTGTTTTCTAAAACAATCAAACATCAAGCGGATATCTTTAACGTCAACATGTTCATCGTTTTCCATGATGTGTGTATAGCTTTGCGGCTTTCTATTTAGAACAAAATCCTCGAAAGAGGGGAGGACAATCAGCTTGGAGTCAACATCGCTCCCCTCATAATCGAGCTTGTAATTTTGAGACCCTTGTAGGAAAATACCAACCCATTCCGGGTGTCTCTCCTTCACTGCGTCTAAGTGTTCTGAAAGCCGGCACATGATTTTCTTATCGTGCTCGACCAATTCTATTTCAAACACCTCTCCTATTAAACAAACGGATTCCCTCTGCCTTGACCAAAGAACAGATCAAATAGGTCTACATCACTGTTTCGATTTGCGCTTTGGTAATTGCTTTTTGTGTTACCCTTTGGTTTGCAGTCGATGTTGTATGACATGTTCTTTGTCCATCGTTCATTTCGATTCCTGGACTTTAACACAATGGGGTCAGAGATACTTCTTTTTACACGCTTTGCCAGTAAAGCACCAGAAAGCTCGTTTCCATTGTCATCGATAAAATCAGAAACAGTCGGGACAGAGATGAATAGATGGGGGACACCATCTACCATCTCTTCCTTTTCAAGTTTGACACCATACTGTCTCCATGGCTCAATCATTTCTCTACTCATTACGCTGCCTCAGTTACTTCCTGTGCCTCTTCCATATCTGGAGCAGAAGCAACTTCCTTGACAATCCCCTCAAGCACCTTAAATGCAAAGTTCTTGTGCTTGTAGGCTGTAAATTTAGGACGGTTTACAATGCGGCAGACAACACCCTCGCGCACATGGGATTTTCCAATGGGATCTGCTCCGTCGTAGTAACACTCTGCTACACCCTTTACCCATTCGCCAGGATTATCGTTCTCAGGCACAAACCCAGACCACAGGAGCGGGACGCAGTTTACGCCCATCTGTTCACATCGATAACGCATGTAGAACGGCGGATATTCAACTACATCCCCATCCTCGTTTGTTATGGTCATTCGGTATACATAAAGTGCAGACTTCGGCGCGTCTACACCATCCGGGCTGCAACCATAGCTGAACACAGTCTGCTTGCCATATTGCTTTACGAAATCCTTGTCCCCAACCTTCTTATTGTCACAAGAAGCCATAATTGGGGTTCCATCATCTGTAAAGCCAACGACTTCATAGTAAACCGTTTCGCCCTTATGGAGCTTTCCCTCAAACACCTTGGCATGTTGTTCACGGAAAGCATTGCTGCCATAGAAACCGCCATCATATGTATCAAGGACAACGCGGCGAGTGCCTGTTACATATCCCCAATCATAAATTGGAGTACCAGGCCGGCGAAACAGCTTATCAAGCAATGTGCGCTTATAACCAGACAACATGGGCAGGTATCCGGTTCGCTGAGAAGTCCCGTGCATTTTCAGCGTGATTTCTACGAGATCGCCTTGATGAAATGCTCCAAGATTGTACGGCAGCTGTTCTGTATCAGCATGTTCCATGAATAGGGGAGAGATGGGATCTTTACGCTTTCTGGTACGGTTCCCAGCTCCTACATTTGCACTTTGCTTACGAACTGGGACATACTTTTCGCAAATCGTCACTCCGTTAAGCTGAGTGATGGTGTCCCCATCCTTCAGCTGAGAGATATCTGTAAACTCTGCCAGAGAAGACAAAGGCATAAACAGACCGTCGCTCTTTTCGCCGCGCAGTTTTAGAGCCTTGATATTTCTCTTCTCTGGATCGAGATACCCGCCGGCTGGATTCCCGTTTTCATCCTTTCTGCGCAGTAGGTCATTCTTCTGTGCAAATTCAATTCCGAGCTTTCCGTCAACGGGGAAGTACACGCCAAGTTCATCAGGCTGCGTGTCAAGCCCAACGATTACGGTATTTCCAAAACATTCGCCGCACAGCAGCCGATCTGCATTGGAATGCTTGCGCAGATTTTTAATTCTGGTTACAAAAGCAGAATACATTCTATCACCTCGAATAGATTAACTAATTCCTTATAAATCGCTGAATAAAATCTTCACACCGATATCTTCATTTGCAATATCGTGTAATAAGGCGCTCAATGTCTCGTCGCTATATCCGACATCCTTAAACAAAATTGTGTACCCCTCATTCAGAGCCTTTACGCATTCTGTGTGAATCTTTTTCGCGTAGCTATCTGCCGACAAAAGTTTGTCAATGGTATTTAGGTCGCTATACCCATAAGTATCTACCATATAGCTGTCCAGCTCATCTATGGTTCTAACCTTTTCGCCCCGCGTCGTTTCATATCCGCCGTCAGAAAACAACACAATCTCAATCATCTTATTTAAGGACTTGATAGACGGATGAGGGGTGCCCAAACCCTTATAAGCAATTACATAGCTTGAGCTGCTGCTGTTTGTCACAAAGTCAGATCGGATTTTCATTTATACACCTCGCCAAACTCAAACATGAAATCCTCAGGCGGAATATGTAGCTGATATGTCTCCTTAATTTCCTTTGAAAGCATATCCCGCAACTCAATCAGGTTGTGGTTAGACAAAATTGTTTCGCCAAGAGTCCAGCCAACATAGTCAAGGCCACATTCACCCACAACGGCCTCAAGGTATTTATCTTTCAGATGGATATCGTCAAAATCTCCATCGTCCATTCTCTGGATGATTTTTTCATCTGATAAGTCATTCTTTTCCAGAATTTCAGCGGCATTCTTAGTTGGCAAACGCAAGCAGATAAATGAGCTGCTGCTACTATTTGTCACAAAATCTGTCCTAAGTTTCATATCTCACCTCGAACTGATATAGTCTCTGAAATGTCGGTATGTACCAAACCGATCTTTGAGGCCGGACACAATTTCGGCTGGGTTGATGTTAAATCTGGAGCACACCTCAGTTACATACTCGCTATCATATAGCTTTTTGCGACGCTTATTCAACGCTTTTACCTTTGCAAAAACTTCGTCACGGGATACCTTATATTCCCGCTCCAGGAATCTTGCCAAATCACAATTGGAATACTCAATAAACTGGCAAATGGGACAGCACTCTTCCGGCACACAGTAGTATCCATCCTCGCGCTCAAGCATCAGATCTTCCAGCTCTTCATCTGTCTTTTCATTCAGCTCTTCGTCGGTAAGATACTCTATATTTGACCAGGAAGATTCCATTTCTTCACGGATCAGCTGAATCATTAGTTCTCTCGGAGGGGTAAGCATCTCATCCACACAAATAGTATGGCCGTTGACACACTCTACCATCTCTGCATCACGCAAAACCATGTCCCAACCGCTTTCAGTTCTCCCGCAAAGCTCACATACAAAACTTGAACTGCTGGAATTGGTAACAAAATCTCTTCTAAACTTCATTAAAACACCTCTCATTGCCTGATTGGGCAAATATTTAATCCACGCTCTTTTAGATACTGGATCGTTTTCTCAGCCGATAAATGCTCCATAATCCACTCTAAGGTTACGCCTTTATCTTCTTCAACGATCCTCCTAATTGAAAGAGAAGTGAAGTCCTTCTGATATAGGTTTACAGACTCTTCAAACCAAGCCCCGATTAGGCAGATATAGGGACGGTGGCGGAAGTATGTACGACAAACAGCCACATCATGGATCGGGAAATTTTCAAAGTGCTCAAAAGCTTGTTTGAAATTTGCGTTTTCAATAATTGATTTCGATGCTTCTATATCGCTTTCTTCCTCACAAAGCCACCCAGAATAACCAAATCGTTCCCAGGTGCCACCATCTGTCTGATACTGAAGATATGTCTTATAAATTTTCATCATTTTGATTTCCTCAATGATGACTAAAACGACGAACCGTAAAATCCTGATTTGGAAGAATATCATGTTCCAGAGCAGAGCCGACTTCTGTATGGTCTTCGTATTCCAGCTCTACCAGATAAGATGAATCTCCAATATCATCTTCAATCTTCTTGAAATCTTCCTCCATACGACGCTCAACCTCGGCTTTTCTTTCCTCAGATTCATAGTATGCACGGTAGTCGCTTCCTGGGTGTTCGTTCATCCACTTTCTTTCAAAGGTCGGTTTGTCAGAAGACCACCAACCTCCCTCGCCGTTGTCTGTAACAAACTCTGCATCGTCTTCTACATCTCGGAATGTATGTGTGCGGATGTTTTCCTTTAGAATCGGCGTAGCATCCATGAAATCGTGGAGCAGCTGTTCTACATAATCACTGCCGTATCTTTTTGTCATAGCGGCGATTTTTGCAATTCCATCCTCTTTGCTTTCAAAGGCAAGAATAAAGCTACTGGACGAGCTGTTTGTCACAAAATCTTCTCTTATTTTCATATTGCCTCCTGTTAGCCGTCCCTGCCGGCTCCCCACTGGCAGTCAATTTCAGCGAACCCGTTTTTCTCTGTGATATCATCAATGGCATCGGTATTGAAATAGGAGTAGTCAACATCGTAGTCCGGGTATCCGTCCTCGTCCTCATCAATATCTTGACAATCCTCTGCAACTACAAACTTGCTTTCAGCGTGATCCCGAATATAATCTTCTGTGGGAGTAACATCTACACCCGCCCAATCTGCCTCAAGCCAAGCACCCCATCGTCTATTCTTGATATTTGCAAGAACCTCTTCTGCTGTGTACACTTCAATCCTATCACCGTGCTTATCCAGAACTGCTTGCGCCTTTTCTGGATCGGCAATACGGGCAAAGCAACAGATAAAACTGCTGGAGCTACTATTGGTTACAAAATCTTTTCTAAATTTCATGGCTTCTCCTTAATGATTGCTCTCCAAAAAATCCACAGACACATCCCCATTGCCATATCGTTCTGAGCAGCCCCAACCACTGAATCCGCTATGAATAAAGTTCTCAAACGCACCATCATCCTCGTGGTCGCCACATTCATATCGGATAGACTCACCAGGAGCAAGAATAAATCTCCCATCTGCATCTTCTATAATTTTGGATAGTAGTGCCATAGCGATATCTTTGGAAGTCATCGTCTCATCTGAATTATTGGTAATTAAAAAGCTGCTGGACGAACTGTTTGTAACAAAGTCCTTTCTGGTTTTCATGTCATCACCTCTTAATCAAGCCATTTATTATCAAAGTAAAGAAATGCAACTACAAGACCGCCGGATAACAGAGTCCATACAACCCAAAATACAGCAGTATAAATAGTCTCGTTGCTTTCCATATGAGAGATTACTTCCTGTGGATTCATATCTTGATACAATTCAGAACTGTCGTTAATCGTATTTCCATGGAGAGAGGTAAAAATCGTCCCGGTAATCTTTAGCGGTGTCACATTGTAATAATAGCGATCATCGTGTCCTTCATAGATATAATTCATTCGATTGTCAACACTGATTGAATCCAGGTTAAGACGCTCTACTGGGAGATCGATAGCTTCATATGGGAATGTCTCTCCCATAAATGTGATATCGTCTACCTGCCGGCTGTCGCTCCATACATGATCCCAGCTATAGTACACCTCTGTCTCCGTGTGTTTCTTCCCATTGCTATCTGTTCTTGTCACTGTTCTTGTATGCCTGGTGTAGTGCTCCTTGTGCTTTTCAATGTAGATAAAACCGCTTTCAATTTCATCATATGTAACGGATGAATCAGAAGAAACCTCACCATATACAAGAGAGTGCCCGAAGTTGGTCTGCATACCATATAAGAACTGATCTTCGTTCTCTATGACAGTTGCGGTGCGGTAGTCCTCGCTTTTGGAAATTGCACTTTGCAGAATCGCATCACTCACAAACAGGCCAACCAGCAGCATCACAAGAACTATGATAGCGCTGAAAAGAACTTCTCTCTTTTTAATTATCATCGGCAAACAGATCCTGCGGGGCATCTACCGGCGCATCATAATCGGTATATGTCGTGTCAATGGCCTCATATCCAAGGATGCTGAGGATAATGTTATTGGGGAAAGAGCGTACCATCTTATTATAAGAACGCACCTGCTCATTATAATTATTGCGGTACTGAGCGATCTGGTTTTCTGTCATAGCAAGCTCATTCATAAGCTGCTTATAGTTCTCGTTTGCCTTGAGTTCGGGATATGCTTCAGCAACTGCATTGATTGCCATCTGAGCGCCATCCACATCGCCATACTCCATACTGTTTCTTGCGGAAACGATGTTCTCCAGTGTCTCTCCCTCGTAATCCTGATACGACTGCACTGCATCCACCAGGTTATATACAAGATCAAATCGTCTCTTCTCTGCAACATTGATATCGGCCTGGGCTGCATTGATCTGTTCCTCTAAAAAGATAGCCTTATTATTTGAGCTGACAAACAGCCCGCCAATAAGCAAGGCAAAGGCAAGAACAATGCCAACCACAATCCAAACAGTCTTATTTTTCACTGCTAACCACTCCGTTCATATTGTTTTTTATAATTTGAATCGCTTCTTCATCTTCTATATAAAATGGGTCTCTATCACGAAATAGGGAAGAACATATTAGCAATTGGCAAAATCTTAAATCGGGGTACATTTCCCATATTTCCGCAAGCTTATTGCAGAATTTTCGGATTCTTTTAATATCTCTCATGCCTACACCGTCTTATCTGTCTGGCTGCAAATTACGATCTGAGGACGAATAGGACAACCACCCATACAAGCCGCTCTGTTCTTGCAGTTAGGACAAGCAGTTCTAAAATGATTTCTGAAATCCTCAAATTGCTCACTATCCCATGCGTTTTGGATGGTGTCATTGCTGATATCATAAGCCCAGCGAAAATCCTGGTTATCAAACGAACAGGGAAGAGCTTTCATATCGGACGTAATGTACATGCTCCACCGTCCGCCCTCGCAGGTATCAATGCTGTTTGAATCGATGTTGTGGGTGTAATTCAAAATGGCGGGGATAGAACAGGAATCGAATCCAACCTTGAACGGAGCATCCATATGGTCGATGATATCAAAGAACTCTTTTACCCTTGGATCGTTTGCCGATAGCACATTATCTTCACTCCCAAGGCCAACAGGCTTATGGAGCAGAAAAATCACGGCGTTGATTCCTTGCGGAAAGTCGTTACTTCTAATCCGGTCAATTGCCTCATCAATCGAATTGTTACCAAGAACATAGTGGATGTTTGTTTTGATGCCGGCATCAAGTAGCATCTGAATGGCTCGAATGGTGTGAGGCTGGCGATACCAGGAAATAGCAACAGCGCCACAATACTCTTTACATAGAGCCACAATATCCTCGGTAAAGCCAAGGCCAGAACTGGTGAAGTTTGGTACAATATTATTTTCCCTGCAATACTGAAGAATCTCTGCAAAGTTTTCGTGCTGATCCACATCGCCACGACCACCAAGCGCCAGCTGAAATGTCTTTCCCTTACACTCGTCAACGATCCGTTTGAAGTTCTCAAGCGTCATGTTGGGATGGTGCGTTTTAAGGCCATTCTGATAGCACTGAACACCAGACTTCAAGCACAGTCCGCTTGCTCCGTGTACACAATGTCCCATCACGCCTACATCTATCAGTTCCGGGAACTGCGTCATAAATGGATCAATCCCGGTATCCTTGCCGTTCTCATCGTACACACCGCTTCTCACATAGAAACCAGTCTTAGGGTCAAACATAGACACAAATCGGTTTTTGCGGTCTACCTTCTTTAACATATAAACTAATACTCCCTTTCTTATTCAAAGCCATTCCTGCATTGCTTTTATTGAGATTTTCTGTGTGTTTTTAATGGAGTTTCAATAACATGCTGCCGTGTGTTTCCGATTGATGTATAGAAACAGTCTGGAGATAGGGGAGAGACAACATCTTTAATCTCCTTATGACCGAAAGACTCCAGAACCATACCGTCCGTTTCATCCGCGTGGGTAAATGCAAAGGACAACTTTGTGTATGGATACATTCTCTTTGCCCTTTTGAACTCTTGACCACATACATTACGGAATCTGTCTTCTTCAAAATATCCGTATCTAAAACTTCCCTGGAACTCATTCCATACATTTGTTGCGTCCTGTTTATCCTCACCAAACAAATCTTTTGCGCTGCATTCTGTAGGGAAGAAGCCGGCTCCGTGCCTGGTAAAGTAGGTTCTTGATACAAAACACATTTCGATATCGCGGCAATCGTGCAACCCGGCAGAATAGAGAACTCTGTTCACACCAGGGATTCCGGTACGAGAGGTTGTGAGATACGGCGCAAACTCTTCATACATCTCATCCAGCAAAAGACCTTGAGCACCTTCAAAAACAAGCCCGTCATAATCATGCACTATATCGTCATTCACGACCTGACAATAATCCATCATTTCATTGACTTGGGCGATCCAATTATCAATGATATTCTCGCTTAGAATTACGCCAAGGTCATTCAAAGAGATGTTGGACACACCAAGCTCTTTCAAGCGCTTAGAAAGGTAGACATCCCGCTGGTATGAAAGCAGATACTTTAAGTCAAGAGAACGAATAGTTTTAGGAGTAATGGTGTGGCCTATGCCGTAGTTCCTATATCGAACAACTGTTTCGTTGATCCCGACACCACAGCTTCCGTGTCTCTGATCACCCCTTGATCGCTCCACAATCTGATTGACCAGCATATCAAATGGCGTGGTGATTTTACAGCTCTCATGGATGTATACCTTTGGGTAGAACCAAAAGTTTCTATACATCTCATCGCGCTCTCTACAAAAGAGAATGGGATTCAAAATAAAATTGCCAGAAAGGTAAGTATCAGTACCATTGACAAAGCTCCCAGCACCAAAATGGCTGAACACATGGCGCTTTTGCTGGCCGAGCGTTGGCACTACTACGGTATGGCCGGCTTGCGCCCCGCCATTAAACCGAATATTGAGTACGCTCCCGCTCTCGGAAAGCCTTTTGCAAAAGTAATCGGTCATCAAACCCTTTCCCTCATCGCCAAAGTTTGCACCGATTACGACTTTGATTTGCTTTGCCATACCAATACCCCTTTCTGGCTTATCTTTTATTGTCAGAACTCTACGAGATCGCTTTTCGCTGTCACACTCTTCAGCCCGTCAAGAGCACTCTTAACCACGATAGAAGTGGAACCGTCCCAGCTGGCGGCTACCTCGTCCACATCCTTACCGCCCATTGTCTCCAAAATAGAAACAATAATCTCAGGAACCTTCGTGTAGTCGCTTACCTTAATCACTCGCTCACCCATCAAAGAACGCCACTTTGCAATATTGCTTGTGTCGCTGCGGCGATCCAGAACCAGGTGGAATACCTCATATTTCCGGTTGACCAGGTTAAGCAGCTCTTCCACAGGGATATCGCGCTCAACGGTATCGCCAAAGATATCCTTGATTTCCCGTGCGGTCAAACGGTCAGGATAGCAGTCATCGCCCATGGTAAAAAGGAAACCCTTCTGATTTCTCTTATTGAGGCAATCAATGTCTGTGTGCATTGCCGCAAAATACCAGGCGAGGGGATAGCTCTCAAACATATTTCCGCCGCCGCCGCGCTCAAAGTAGAGCTGTGTCAGCTGTTCCGCAATGCGGATATCGGACTCAAACTGCGTGGCCTGAAACGGAGTGGAGTCACACATTGCATCTCCGATAGCGTTGAACATAATCTGCGGGTCTGTTACCGGCTTACGATCCAGAATCTCTGTAACAAGAACATTTAGCTTCTTAGCCACACCCTCAAGAATGTCGCTCATGGAGCCAGTCACATCAAGGCCGATGATAATTGCGTTGCTGTTGGGATGATCGTCGCTGTCACGGCTCTCCCTCATCGGGATGCCCTTGGGATCGAACTCTGGCTTTACCGATCTGCTGGTATAAATCCCAGCCGCGCTCTTTCCGGCAATCGAACTCTTGGAATATGTATCCCAATCACGGGGAGTCCAACTTCCACAACCCATAAATAATTCCTCCTAACAATAAATATCAGTTTTTGTTACTTGCATATTGACAAACTTACGCTCACCGTAAGATTTATCCAGTGTTGTATTCCAGCGATTAAATTCCTCTATTGCATTGTGAGCAGAACCAGAATTCAAAAAGCTTTGGAATGGTTTTGGTAGGGACGAAATATCGGAAAGCTGCCGGCCAATCAGCTTGGTGGATTCCAAGTCTGTAATGATATCGGATAACTTCTCGCTTTTCGCCTTAATCGGCATAATGTCGTAGACCGCACTGGGGACACCAAGCATCTTTTCTCCGATTCTCTGCGCATACCACCATCCGCCGAGCGGTAAAATAGAATGCTTGCTTGGGCAAATAAAGCAATTTTGCAGTGTCAATCCATTATGCGCAATTCCCGTGTAGCTGAAGTAGCAGCATAGATTAGACAGTCTGCTCATTATCCAGGCGACATGACGATCTGGCAAGCTGCCGCCAAAGAAATCTTTTATGTCGGACAGGAGAAAAACATCTTCTGGCTTATTCAATACCAAGCAAAATCGTCCATCATCTAAGGACAAGGCATAGAGAATGCGAGGCATAAACCGAGACATTTCTTCTTCCATTTTCTTGTTTGCATATCGCAATCCTTTGATTTGGGAAACCGCATTGTCGAAAAATCTCTTATGGTTTTCCTTAAACACATATGTCACAGTGGAGTTTGCAATATAAGCCTCACCAAGTTCAAATGGGAACTGTTTCAGATATTTCCCGATGTACTTCTTGCCTGATTTGTCTCGCAGAATAAGCCGATTGCTTACCTCCCAAGCGCCAGACTCAATAAGTTTTAGAGCTTCTTCATAGAGCTGATTTACTTTTGCCATCACTTCATTTGCCTGCGGATCAGAGCTGATATCTGGATGATAAGCTCTTGCAATTTCCCGATACTCAGCAATGACAACCTGTTTATCAGCAGATGAAAAGAGATCTCCACATTTCTTTGATGATAGAATCTGTTGAGCAGTCAGCATCTGAATGTATCACCCCATCTGTGTTAAATATTGTTCCAGGCCGTCAACGGCGTTGTTCATTACACTGATACGCCCTTTGATAGAGGCGATGGTATCTTCCAGCTCATACTTATCACTCGCAATGTAGTATCCATTCCCATTAGAACAAATAGGGTCTCCCTTACACCTTGCGGAATTAACCATGTTTCTTACCCGAACTCCAGACACGCCAAATGCAGAGGCGATAGTTGCTCCACGCACAGGGCGCTTTCGTCCATTAGAATTTCTTTTGATGTATTCGGTAATTGCCTCCATAATTATGCCTCCCGTTTATAATGAAAGGAGAGGTGGTGTCCCACCTCTCCCAAAGCGTTTACAGTCCTTTCAGAGCCTCTTCAATAGGCGCATAGCGCTCTGTATTCAAGGTCTCCAGCAGGCACTCGTAAGGATCGGTCTGGCCGCTCATCACCATCTTCACGATGTTGGTGCTGAATCCACTGACCAGGGCAACGCCCAAGTCATTTTCGATAACGGGGATTGCACCTGTTCTACTGTTTACATTCCAGAACACCAAACGAGGCAGCTTGTATCCGGCATCCTCATAGCGCTGGGTGATGACCTGGAACAAACGGGAATCAACGCCCTTGTTTCTGCCATATCCTCCACGATAGGAATTGGAAACGGCGCAACCGTCGAACTCCATGTCAGAAATGATAAGGATGTTCTGGGGGATATCATCTTGAGACATATGGTTCTTAATTGCCGTGTTCAGAATCAGATCAAACACCGCTTCGATATTGGTGTTTGCTACCTCATCGTGGCTCAAAGCAATCTTGATTTTGTCTCGCAGAGACTTTCCATGGCTGAGATCCACAAGCTGAGGACGCTCAGAGAAAGTGATGTACTTATCCTTGAACTGGCCGGAAGATCTCTCAGCGAAATAAATCGCCAGGGCATTTGCTACATCCAGAGCGCTTACCTTACCTCCTACACTGGTGGTCATGCTTCCACTGCCGTCTGCAACAACGATGGTGTTACCGCAGCCGTTTACTGTGTCAGGTAAAGACTTCCACAAAGCCTCAAGGGTCTGATCAAGCCCCTTTACGCTTACGCTCCATCCTCCATTGGTGTACTTGCTCACAATGTCGTGCGGGAAGAGGGTAGAGGCGTTAATCTTGGTCTCTCCCTTTTCCAAACTACTGAGGAACTTGCGGCGGCGATCCTCGTCGTGGCGCAGGAAAGCGCTGTTGTAAAGCAGATTTGCACGGGACGGAACAGCCTCGTACACGATATCGCCCCATGCCTTTGTAGACATTTTCTTCTCCACGATATCAAGCTTGGTGCGGAGAGCAGAAACAGCCTTGCGGTAATCCCACTCCTGAATCCCAATATATCCGCAAATTAGTTTTGCATAGCGTCGGCTCACGGGAGAAGATGCGTTGATGGATGGAATCCACTTTGCCAGCAGAGAAATGCTTTTACCGTTGTTCATATTGGAGATATCCTCTTTCAGCTGTGCGCACACAACATCCAGCAAATCGCTCTCCAGATCAGTACCAAAGAGGCACCAGAGATCGTCCCAGCGGCCATACTCAGGCACAAGCTTAATCAAGGGCTTGATGTAATTGGGATCGCTCTTCGCCATGTACTGGAACACGACGCGGAATAGGCGGCGCTCACCAAGCCCACCTCGGATATCGCGGGCAAAGAACAGCCACTTCATAGCGGCAACCTGATCCTCAAAGAAAGCCCGTGTGAATCTCGCGGCGATATCGCCAGGGGTTGCCTTGCGAAGAGAAGCAACGGCGAAATTCAGATCAAGCAGGCTCTTGCCGGTGGTGCGATATCCAGCCGCACCATTTTCCGTGAACGCAACATTGTACTCATCGTTCAGGGTCTTCTTCATAGCGGACATAAAATCGTTGCTCATAGATGCTTCCTCCTTGAATTGATTAACTAATTGCTAATAGTGTTTAGATCTTCAAGACACATACTGTCCGTGTTTTGCTGTCTGTGCCTTAAAGGAGGCAAGAGGCGGAAAGGATTTGAACCTTATCGTTCCAGATTATGAGTCTAAAAACTTTAACCAATGTTTTGCTGTGCGCCTCTTATAATGGGAGCTTTTCTTCGGAGACCTCCCAGAACCGAACCATTACTACCAACTTTTTAGGGACTGTTTGAATGGCGAAGTCAGCTCATACCCCTTGTGCAGCAGGCAGGAATCGAACCTACGATGGCGGCTTGCCTTTTTGAAATTGCTGTTCGTGTGCCATACAACACACACTCTTTATAGCCGCTGTCTTACCACTTGACCACTGCTGCATAGAACGCCAGGAGCGGGACTCGAACCCACGACCACGTGCTTAACAGGCAAATCATTAAAATTGCTGTGCGCGAATTATACAACCCGCGTTGGTTGATGTTACGTGCTCTACCAGCTGAGCTATCCTGGCTTATGGCCTATGCGGTCAGAATCGAACTGACATTTACCAATCGCACCAGCATTGTACTTCTGTCGGCGTTACGCATAGATATTTGTGTTAGGCTCACCAGAATTGCACTGGAGCACTCCGCAAGCTCTGGTACAACCGGCGAAGCGTGACCCTTACCTAACTGTGATCATATAGATGTTCCTACAACCAACCGCCAAAGGAGGCGTGAAGCGGAAGGGAGGACTCGAACCTCCGACAAACAGATTGCCCATTTAAGGTTGCTGTACGCGCTTTTACAAAGCACAAACTAATTGTCCGTTGCTCTACCAACTGAGCTACTCCCGCATGTCCTATTATATTCATCCGAACTACATTGAAAGAAATTAACTGAATTGCAGAAGAAATTTGACGGCTTTGAGAGCTGCGGAGTCGAACCGCAAGCAAAGTTTTTCCAGAACTCAAAAGTAAAATTGCTGTTAGTGTCCGCCGTCCTATACACATAAATGCTGCCACCGGGCGCTCTCGTGGTACTGGTGGTGGGGATCGAACCCACACGGGAAATTCCCACAGGATTTTAAGTCCCGTTTGTCTGCCTATTCCATCACACCAGCATATATGGCGGGGCAGACAGGACTCGAACCTGCACATCCTTTCGGATTACTGGTGGTTTAGCAAACCACTTCCTTACCAAATTAGGATTACTGCCCCATATTCAAGGCGCTTATGTATGTTGAATTTCAAGTTCAATTTCCTTTTAGATTGCTGTATGCGCCTTATTTGTCTCTTTTCTAATTGCTCGACATAAATGACAATTTATCTTTCCAAGCAACACGACACATTTATATTTTCATATCTTCATTCATATTAAATTGCTGTTCGTGCCGTAACAACCAGGGCCATTTAAGATGCCGCATCGCTCACTTCACCCGCCTCTTCTGCGGATAGGAGCTTGGAGAAATTCTTGATTACAACAGCGTTCCTCTTTTGATTATGAATCAATGTGTCGCGCTGTTCAGTAAGACGAGAGATATACTCGTCAATTTCGGCCTTGGTATCCTCAATCTCCTGATTTACCAATTCCAGACCGGAAATCGCCCGTGTTACGATGTCCACAGCGCCCTCCGCATCAGACTGAAGCTGGTGAAGCTTCTTCTCCTTTTCGGAGATGATATCAACATAAACTCTCTTCATCAAAATCACTTCAGTCCTTCCATACTCACGATTGCGTTAGAACCAGAAACCGTGGGCAGCTCACCATTCCACTTCTCATACTTGATTTTCTCAATCAGCTCAGGTGTAAGGGAGGCGGCAATCTGCGCATTTGCATCGGCCTCTGCCTCTGCCGCAATTCTGGTAGCCTCTGCCTTAGCCTCCGCCTCAACAATGGCTTTTTCAGCGGCGATCTGCGCAACCTCTTTATCCTTTTCGGCCTGCACCTTTGCTGTCTGCGCCTCGATATTGGCAAGCTCAAGCTCCTGCTGTGCATTTACCTTCTTCTGGATCGCCGCAGCGGTCTCTCCATCTACAGAAATATCGGTAAAATTCACAGTGTCAATAATAATGCCATATTTATCAAACTTGTCCCGCAGGTACACATCCAGCTCTGCATTGATCTCCGTGCGCTTATCTCCAAAGATATCTGTTACGGGATAGTTTGCAGATACCTCCTGCGTCCAGGCAACAATCTTAGGCTTGATAAATGTATTCTTGATTTCCTCGCCAGACTTCCCCTTAAACATGGTAAAGGTCTCAGAAACCCGTTCCTCATCAAAACGATAGGAGAACTCAAGGTTTACACGCACTGTCTTTCCATCAGACGTAGGAATATTAAAGCTCTCGTCGTTAGGAGAATCCCCCTTGTTTTCGGCTGTAAGGTAGCTCTGCTCAATCCCGATAGAATATGTCGTTACCTTCTTGGTAGGAGAGACAAGGTGCCAGCCCTGCTGAAGAACCTCTCCGTCCACTCCGCCATTCATGTTGTAAACCACACCGACATAGCCGGCTGGAATACGCTCCGTACACATAAGCCCAAGGATCACTCCGCCAAATAGAACGACGGCAAGCACAATCGCGCCAATAAATCCTTTCTTAACCATTCTGATCTGTACCATCCTTTTCTTCAGATTTTTCTTTGTAGTCATCTTTTGACATAGAAGTTTTTGCATCCTTAATCAATCGGTAAACAAATTTTCCGATAGGGATAAAGCAAAAGGAAAGTAAAAGCCATAGGACTGCAACGCCAAGGAACAGAAGCAATATAAAGACTGGCATGTTACCCCTCCGTACTCACCTGTTCGGTGGGCTTCTGCTCTTTCTGGTAATCACAATCGGGCGGTCTCAGAACAGCAATATAATCGTCTCCGTTTGTGTAGGTTGGAAGATGACGAACCTGACCAGGCGGCTGGTTTCGTCGGCATCCTGCCTTGTAGAAATTTAGATACTTGCAGCCATTACAGGTCAACTTTTTGTCCACCCAATAATAGCCGCTGTCACTTCTGGCTTTGCCCATAGGTTATACACTCCTTTTTTATGCTATTGCGATATGTCGGCCTGGTAAATGCAAACAATCCCAGAACCTTACCCCCCCCATCGTCAGGAGGATTGGTCAACGGTCTCCCGCACATTGGACAAAACCGAAACCTCATACGCTTTCCAGCTGTGTCAACAAAAGCATTTGTGCCAGAAATGATATGTGCGGAGTAGTCGCCAGTGCCGTTTTCATCTACAGCCCAAAACGGCCTCTCCTTACGACAGTAAGTACATACAACCAAATAGCATCACCTCCCTTATATTAGGAACAAGCTTAAAATTATCCGCTCAGGTAACGATCCTGCCCTCCCGCAAAAGGTGTTCCACCTGGAACTGTTCGGACATATGAGATAGATTAGCTAATTCCTTATCTATGACTTAAAGGGTTCCCCCTCTAAGCCTTATATGAAATTATCCTTTTGCTTCTGGGAAGAAATGTTCCTTGAACTTTTGATAGTCACGCAGCCGCTTGTTCGCAACTGCAACAGACGGATATTTTTGCTGGAAAATTGTTTCCATAGTCTCTACATCACCAGGTTTAATTTCTCCGTTCTCAAGCTCATATATATAAGCTCGATTGAAAATCCCAGACCAATAAATTTTGTCGTATGTGAATAGGTTTACTTCTTCTCCACTACTCTTACCAAATCCTCGTAGCATGATTCTCAATGTCTTAGTATCAACGCTATCTGCTCTGCAAGTTCGCAAAAGAAGATCGGAATAAACATACTTTAGTGTAATAACGCCACGACCTTGGGACTCGTACTCTGTAGCATCTCTATAATCTTTGATATATTCCATAATCTTATCATTTGGAAAGCATTTATGGCCGGATGAATCGATATGGTCTTCAAACACTTCGTCCTTTTTGATTGATACAGCCTCTTCCGCTGTATATCCACACCAGGCCAAATAAATTGCGGTGATTTGAGTGCTGAAAATCCGATCATCAATTCGCTCTGCTGCCCAAAGCGTATCTTCAATAGATTGTTGTAGGGAATGGAAGTCCTTAAAATACTTCGTGTCGTAAACATGATATGATGGAACCATGTCATACTTTACGAGCCTAAGATTGTCCACAAACTCCTGATCGAGCAATCCATTCCCGTTTAACCATTTGAGATAACGGTTAATTTTGCTCTTGTATGTCAAGAAAGCACTAATGTTTGATACATTCATACCGTCTATCAATTTGACATACTCTTCTGTTGTGTAGCCATCCTCCATTGGCTTTCCGACTGCATCTTCGGACTTTTGAAGTCTCTTCCAGAAAGCATCATATACAGCTATGGACTGCTCTGAAATGTTTTCATTACCAGATTGGATGTATTGGCTACGGTAACTACTGTTATCCACGTGCCGTCCTCCTATTTCTGATTCCCAAATGAAAGTAAATTAGCTTACTCCTTACGAGTATTACTATAACAGATAGGTTGCTGTTTGTCAATAGGAATTAGCAAAATTATTTTTGGTTTTTCCATTCAGCATACACCTTACCAAAATAGTCCGCATATTCTTGACTCAGGCCGCGACTTCCACATGAAAAGAACTCATCCAGAACACTTGTAATTTCGGTTGCATCTGCCATAACTGGGATACGAGCATCAAAATGCTGTCCAAAAACAGCATCGCCAGAAGCATGTGCGGTGAGACGCACTTGCTTTCTCTGGATATTAAACAGCATTTTAACATCCTCGCGCCGAACAACCTCTTCATATGGGGCATCGCACACCCTATGTAGCTCTTCTTCCGACATCATACCAAGAGCTGCGTTCATCATTTCCAGCCGCATTTCTCCCCAAGCACGGCAGGGAAGTAGTACACGGCTGGCCGATGCGCTCGTCAGATCAAAGTCCTTGCTGGTAACATTTTTGGTTTCTACGCCATTTCGTACTACCATTACTTCTTACGCCCTCCAAAACTTTTTATTGACTTTCGAGAATATTTGAGCTATAATAGCATCAATGGCGATAATATAGTGTCGCCTTTGCCCACTACTATACCAGAAATTATTATCGCTGTCAACATGAAAACGATAAAATATTATCTTTAGAGGGGCGCATTATGGAGTCCATACTTTATACCAGGATAAAAGAACTTTGCGAAAGCAGGGGGATCTCGATGGCAAAGCTTTCTGAAGACCTTGGCATTGCAGCTTCCTTGATTCGCAAATGGAAAACAACGACATCACCTTCCGTCGATAGAGTAAAAATGATCGCTGAATATTTTGGGGTATCTGTTGACTACCTAATTGGATTATCTGATATCAAAGACTCAGCTGAGAAATTAGTAGGGGATGAGGACTTCGTTTCTTTACAAAGAGCTAAATCCAGAATGTCTCCCCAGGATAAGGAGCGTATGATGGGTATGCTCCGGCTTGGTTTTCAGGAAGCATTTCAGGATGAGGATAAGTAACAAGTCCTGTTTATCGTACACATTACACGATATAGTCTTAATGAGTACCTGAACGGGGGTGTACCAATGATCCGATATCCGTTTATCTATAACCAGGTCTTGCAGATTTACAGGGATATGGACAAGATCAGCTTCCCAATAGAGCCTGACACCATCATCTCCCGCTTAACAAATTGCAGAATGAGAACATACAAACAGTTTGCAGAAACCAATGGATGTTCAATCCGCGATGTTATTCTATTATGCGAAAGTAAATCTGGATGTACCCACTACGATGTCGCAAACAACAGATACCTTATTCTTTGGAATTCTGATAGTTCAGGCAATAATGTAGAGGGGAGAAAACGATGGACAAAAGCACATGAGCTTGGTCATGTTATTTTGAAACACCTGCCACTTGTTGTTGAACCTATGTTGGCAGAGCATGGATTCAATCAGATGGAAGCACAGGATTTTGAAGTAGAGGCCGATCAGTTTGCGGCCACGCTACTTTGTCCCATGCCACTGTTCCCAATGCTTGGGGTTAAATCTCCCATGGATATCCAAAATATATTTGGCGTGTCCAACGAAGCGTCAAACCACAGGTGGGACGAGTATTTGAAGTGGCAAAGATACCATAGAAAAACGGCCTGGGAAAATGATATGAAGCGAGTGGCTATGCAAAAGGGGATCACACTGCTCTAACAAATGTTTCGCCGCAATGCTGTCTCAAGATCTCTGACGGCGTTAATCCAGGCCGCATAGCACCATAGCATATCGGCTTTCGGTTACAATAGATATAATACTTTCCGCCATGAATTTGAACACCCCAAAGATCCTTTGTTCTTACCCTGGCTCCGTTCATCTTCTTCATCATCACAAACTTATCCATGTTCATCTCTCCTATGTAACAGCTCCCCATTTAAGGGGAGCTTGTTCTTTTCTCCAGTTCATCCAAATCCCTTTTTGCCTCCCCAATGGTATCGGCGGAGAGTACAAATCTACCGCATTCGTCCCAAACCTCAATGTGTCCTCCACGGTTGACCATGTTGTAGCTCATATCAACACCTCCTATTACACCTACCGTTTCTATGTGGCATAAATTTACCTCTAAACGATATTTTGTTCTCCCCATTTGATATACATCTTTCCGTTTTCATCCATTTCACGAGACATGAGAACAGAAAGTAAGTCGTAGTCCACACCGAACCGTTCATAGATGTCATCCAGATCGGTGTCTTGCCCACGCATAAACAGATTAAGCTTTTCTTTTGCCAACACCATCTGCATTTGATTGGATTCGATGCTTCCAAGATAGGTGACAAAATAGATGTTCTTTTCTCTTGTAGAGTTGTACCGAATAAAACGCATATAAAACTGGCTCATCCGAGAGTTATTGTAGTGCAGCTCCGGGATAATCACATTGTCCACAAACTCAAAATTAACAGAAGAAGGTAGGCTCTGCTGAGTGCATAGGAGAATCCCGTTTTTACTCTCACGCAAGGTTTTACGGAGTTTTCGTCTGGCTGCAAGCGTTGTTGTAGACCCGGTAACAACAAACAACGGCCTATCGGGGAATCTTTCACGAATTGCCTCGGCGTATGCGTTGACAACGATCTTGTGGCGGACTCCAATAGCTACAATATCGTCGTGCATGTCATCCAGCATGTTTAATACTTTGACAATTTTTGCAGGCGTTCCGCCTATATACTCATGGACTGTGTTAGGTGCGGCACTGATCCGTAAAAGCAGTGTGATTTGCTGAATCAAACGCATCATAGCATCTTTTCTCAGATTGCCGGTGGAAGAAAAATAATTGCTCCGCATCTTTTCAAATTCTTCGATTGCTTTTCTGTAGACAAAACGCTCTGCATCTGTGAATCGGACGGGAACTTGATGAATCCGTTTGATATCTTTTCCAGACACTTCTTCAAATGTCCTCGTAATTACAAACCGACCAAGGATATCGCTCAGTTCCTCCGCATTAAAGATGTCCTGATTCCTCTGCGCAACACCGAATACAGTGATTTTTTCTGGGAGGTGGCTTTCAGAAAAAAGCCTGAACCCCTTGCGATAGGGTGGGATTGGCTTTCCAAAATTGGGATTGGGATACTCGTGAAGTCCCTCTTCAACGCCATCTTTTTTGCTCGACCTATCATATCGATAGATTGTTCTACACCATGAAATCATGTTTGCAGAATTGTTGTAAGCAAGCTCTAACTGCGGGAAAAACTCTGCGATATTATTTCTTGTGCTTGTACCAGTCATCAGCAGCTTAAACCTACAACGACGAAAAATATTTAACACTGCTTTTGCCCGCAAGCTGGATGGGTTTGTCATCTCGTCGCTTTCATCAAAACATAGTACAATCCTTCCGCCGTGTGCCTTTACCCACGATTTGATTTGACGCTGATATTTAGACAGCATATTTAAGGTGATAATTACAAAGTCTCCGCGCTTGATTTTCTCCAAGTCCTTCATCCGATTCACCATAACATAAGGAAGTCCATAGCATGGGAGCACAACATCCCAGTTGTTCTTAATCGAAATTGCAGATGACACTACCCAAGTACAAAATGCGTTCTGCCGTTCCATCCGATATAGGCCAGTCGCAATTCCGGCCAAAGTTTTACCAGACCCCTGTTCCCATTGAAGCAGCATATTCCGCTTTTGCAAAACCAGGTTAATATCATACTTCTGAATGTCGTTCAGGCGAATCTCTTCATCGTTTTCACTATCATATAGAGTGAACTCATCCAAATACTTTGCGATGGATTCATCCATTGTCATTGACGATAGGGGGAGCTGCTCAATTTGATACTCTCTCTGCTTCCGCCGAATCAATTTTGAGAAATGCCCATACTGCTCTGCATCCATCCCATCACTTACAATTTGATAGATTGGAGTGGCATTCTTCATGTACTCTGGCATCCGACGTGCCATTTTAGGGCTATATGCTTTGTATCCGATGGAGTACCCGTAGTTCACCATACGAATGACATCTTCATATTTTTTAGGATGCTGTTTGCTGACTACGCCACGGAGATAAGAAAGCACCTTTGCCTCCGTCAAACGGACACGGCACCATTCTTCATATGACATATCTTCCGGCTGTTTCTGGATAAAAAACCTGTTGAGATATTCACAGCATTTCACATACTTTTCTTTAAGGACAGGATGAGACTTGATTGCATAGAGATATTTCTTCACCTGATACATAAAATTGCTGGACATATCTCTTTGCTGGGACAACTCAAGCAGGATATGAGATCTGTTCTTCCGAAACAACTCCTGCGCCTCATCCAAGCACATGCGCTTAACCATATCGACTCCAGCGCTGTTTAACGATACGGCATCAATCGTCATTTCTGTTGAATAAAGTCGTGAGATCCATCCATCCACCTCGCTGTTCCGCTGCCAGAACTGCACCTTTGTCTCATATCCATATACACCAATGGCAGAAAACATATCCTTATCCAACATAAATTGACCGAGGAAGCTGAAATGCTTTTCCATCTCCTTAATCAATGAGCCATCTGAAAAATCATCCGCCAAAAAAGAGGCCGGGACAACCAGCGCCATAATTCCAATGGGTTTCATCAGCTCTGCCGCCTTTTGGCAATAGTAAAGCTGAGAAATAATCTGGTTCTCATCCACCCACCAATAAATATTGAACGGAGGGTTTCCAACCACATAATCAAACTTAATGCCAGGAGAATAACTTCTGATATCTCCATAGGTGATATTTGCTTTTGGATATAGATACTTAGCAACTTTGTATGCCTTGATATCCAGCTCACACCCATATACATTGCTCTCTGCCGGGGCAAAATTAAAGAATCCACCCATCCCACAAGTCAGATCGGCCACAACGTCTGTGCCGGACGGATTCAAACAATCCATAATGAACTTGCAGAGCAGGGGAGGGGTGAAGAACTGCCCGTTCTCTATCTCTTTCTTGGCATTGGAATACTCATAATAGCTATCAAAGTCAGAATATTTCAGGCCATGCAGTCCGCCGTCACCAGTATAGGCGTTGTATATATCCTCTTTTGTAATTCCAGAGGATTCCGCAAGGTCGTTGTCAATCAAATATAAGATCTTATCATTCAATTCCCGCCTACTGTTCTGCGGAATTGCCTGATTTAAGATGCTGTACTTCATGTGTTCACCGCCTATGTATGTTTTATGGATGGAGGCTTTTACGGAGACCTCCAAGAACCGCCCCGTTATATCTACCAGGGAATAAGCTCAAAAATAAACCGAATCGATTAACTAATTCCTACAAAGGTTCATAAAGTCCTCTTTGGACTTTGCCTTAATTTCCTGCATAATATCGTGAAATGCAAGCTCATGCGTCCACACCGGCCTACCCATAATCTTTTCAATGTACTCATGGAGGTCAGCAAAGTCACACATAAGTACACCAGTATATGCGGATACAATTACCTTTTCTTGTTTTGTCATATCAATACGCCTCCGTTCCAAGGAACTCTTCCGCAAACTGCCTGGCATATGCCTCACTGGTGAACCGGACATCCACGCGGCCATTCTTAAAGCACTTGATACTCTTCAGCTTTTCCATATCAAACCGTCGCTCTGTTTCCGTGGTAGTCCAAGACCATCCAAGGAGACAGTTAAAAGCATACGGGATATATCCAATCTCTCCATACTCAAAGTAAGCAAGAGCGCGAATGATTTCTTTCATTCCGTCTGTCAGTTTGATTTCATATTCGCCCTTGTGCCACTGTTCATGCCAGCTGTCAAAAGAGCATCCATATCCAGTAAAAGATAGGACAGACTTTTTCTGTTCATACACTCTCTTTCCATAGTATCTGTTCCAAGCAGCTTCATGGCATTTCTCTTTCATCTCATTGATTGCCTTATCATGGAAAGAGAAACCTCCAAGCTGGACAAAAATCTGATCGAGCACCTGGTCATACGAAACATCCATGTTTTCAATCTGCTCCGTATACTCCTTTGCGTCTTTCTCATTGGAATAACGCGGCTCATGGGGGACAAGATTATCAACCACAGCACCTGAATCCAGTTCAACGTGATATGCACTGGAAAAATGGCTCACGATTTTGGAGATAAAAGTCTTATGGCTTTTCCTTAAAAGCTCGTGGATACTATGGAGGCTTATCCCCTCCCGTCCATCATAGATATAGTTGCTGTAAACCTCACGATCTATGGCTCCCAAAATGTCATTCTGTTCTTTGATGAAACGCTCACTGATATCCAGGATCTGTTTAAGTGCATTGCGTCCATGATTATAAGCGGCCTGCTGCACCTCGCAAAACTGCTTGTCACTGTTGGATATCCTGGTCTCAGCCTTGATATCCACAGCAGAAAACTTATCGAGCAAGTTCATTTGATATCGCCTCCATTTTGCACATCTTTTTTGCCATCTGTTGCTATACCAAGATATCTGAGGGTAACTTTCGGCGAACCGTGTTCAAACGTCTGTTGAAGCATAGAGATGTCTGAGTTTACATTACGATTTTCAGAAATGAGTTTCCGATAGGTTGTGTATGGATTCTTTGCAGACACAATTATCTCCGAACAAAAGACACTGATACCGTCATATAAAAGTTTCAAGAGCATCATCAAAATCATTACAACGAGCATAGTAGCACCTCCATCAGATACTGTGCTTTGCCAACGGCATTACGATAGCGTGGATTCCAGAAGAGATATCCCACAAACTATCATCGCTTCCAACAAGGAAGAATGGATAAGGCCGCTGCTTGTTTTTGTTATATCCAATATAGCAGATTGGATGTTTTCCAACACATTCAACCGCATCCCGAATCAGCTCCGCATCATAAACTCCAATAATCTCAGAACCATCAGAGCAATTTGCCTTGAACACAACTTCACATCGAGGATTAAATCCAAAGGTTTTGTTTTCTTTCCCTTCTTTCTTGTGGTTTGCAATCTGTTCTTTAATGTAGGTCAAGTCCGGTGTGTCATATCTTACATCGTCCAGATCAACGGCATAATAGTCGCCGTTATTTAACTCTTCCGTGAGTATGCGGTATAGTAAATCCGCATCTGGTTTAGACGAATCATATGGCAGGCCGTTCAAGAATCCTGGGATAAACGCCGTAACTGCGCCATCCGTTACCGCATACCCATTGTCACTGAAACGCTGGCCGCAGATGTCGAATTTACCGCCAAGCCGTGGCATGGTGTTATACTTCTTCTGGCCGCGTGAGATAATCCGCTTTAGGGCAGCCGTCTGTTTGTTTGTGCAATGGTAGGGAGGTGCGGGGACAAGCTCATAGGCATGTACATCTTTTTCAGGAAGATCTTTACTGTATTCGATATATCCCCATGCGTTCCCTCCGATTTTAGAGACATACCGTTTTGTATCAAAGTTCACAATGCTGATTACTCCGCCAGTAGGATAGCTCCCTGGCGATACTGGGCGCTGTGTGCTGTAATATCTCATGCTGTTTCCTCGCTTTCTGTTTCATCGGATTCATCTTCTTCGATTTCTGTTATGCCGTTGTCATCAAAAAGCCCGATCAAAACACGCGGTTTATACTTTCTGTTTGCCATATTGGTTTCAATGGATTTAATCTCACCGTCCAAGGCTTTCATGCTGGATAGCAATCCAGTTGACAAAACAAGACTCGCAATTTCAAGATGGTCTTTCGCTTCTCTACGGCGAACACGGATTTCCTGGAGCTGTTTATATAGCTTATACCCATCCGACGCACTTACATTGCAAAATTCAATCTTGTGTAGAACATCCAATGTTTCCTGGTCACACTTCTGTACCTCAGAACCATAGTATTTTGGGAGTGAAGCAAGTTTGTCAAAAGAGGATAGGGTAGAGGAAAGGAATTGTTTCAGCTCTTCAAACTCTTGTTGCGCTGTTTCTTCCGTGAATGTGTAATTGGTATTGAAATTGCTTGTGAGATTATCCGCTGACAAAATTTCAATATCATCAGCAGATGGGAGCGCAAGAGCGCGTGGCGGGCAAGTCAGAAACTTTTTAGCGTTCTCTTCCGTTTTGAATTTTGTTGCCGCACTGAGACGGCTGACCCATGTGTAAGGATGTTTAATGTATTTGTTGTTCTGTTTATTGAATATGACGTATGGCATCTTTATCACCTATCCATATTAGTTGTAGCCCAGCCGATACGCAGGATATCAATAGGGGACATAAGATACCCACGATTTTTTGCATATTTCTTCATCCAGTAAAGTTTCCCGTCGGATTTGACAAGACGGCCATCCCCTTTTAGGCCAAACCCGAACATTGACTGATGGAATGTGCCATCCATGGTGAACCTTTTTCCATCCAGACTATCCACCAGTGCGGCAGCCGATTTTTCAATCTCTTTCTCATAAACCATAGCACCGTACTGGATGTCAATTCTCAGGTTTTCCAAATCGGAAAACTCTTTCTCCACAAGCTCCAAAAATCGAGTACAGAGATCCATGCGATGACTTAGATTTTGCCGCTTATTGAATGTCAAAGTCATGTAAGAGTAGTCATTCCCGCGTAATCCAGTACCGGAACAGGTATTAAAGAAATCATTGCACCAAAAGTATAAATCCCAACCATCACTATCGTATGGCACATCATCCGCAGAAAAGTTATATACGGAAAAGGCAGAGACTATCTTATCAATAACTCTCTCCATGTAACGGCTTCGCATCAATGCGCTGTCCTTACAAATCTCACTCCACTTTGCATTATCGCAAGATTCTGCCCGCATACGGTTTTCCTGCTTTTGCTGCTCCGTGTATTCAAAAGAGAGGCGAATAGAATGATAGTCTTCCTCAGCATATCCATGACGCATCAGCTCTTTATCTGAAACAGTGACACGAGAACGATCATAATTGATAATCATATCGGATACCTCCTTCTATTATACCTGCCGCTCCAGCTTAGAAAATCTTAACCGAAAACAAAAAAAAGACGCTGGATTTTTCCAGCGTCTTTAATCGATGTCTGTTTATTCGTAGATAAAGTTTTCTTCCCCTATGTATTCTCCAGCCTCATAATCCTTATCACAGTATCCAGAATATCAGGTCAATTCTCCGTGCTTTGATTCAAGCTCGACCAGCAAATTCATACAATCTTCTTCGTCACTTCCGCTAACCGTTACGGTAAAGCCATCCTTATATTCTCCGCACATTCTCCAAGGCTCCAGCACACTACTTTCAATGTCGGAAACAGTATTGTTGTAAATCATGCTTTCCACACCTCTTCAATTCCAAAAGTGAAACGAATCACGCTATCCTTAATACCAGACATGAACACACTGTCAGCCATTGCACACATAGCGGTGAACACTTTTAGCTCCTGCCCTCGTAGAGAGGCAAGCCGGCGTATTTCCATTGTGATAATTGCATTAGGGTGAGAGCTGGACACCGGCTCTATATCGACATCCACGACTTCCATGCTGTTTGCTTTCATCCACCGTGCGGCCAAGGATACTTTCTTATGCCGCTGCACCTTCGATAGATCGGCAACCCTTCCGCTGAAAAACTCGTTGTCTGTTAGAATCCTGTCCAGCTCTTCGTCTGAAAAGAAGTCCCGCACGTCCACATCTGCTTCACGGGACTGCTTGATTTTTTCCTGATACTCCGCCTCTGCTTTTTCCTTTGCCTGGGCAATACGAGCGGCCATCCCGCCGCTGTTCATTACATCCGACATATCAATCACCTTGCTGTTTACCATGTTGCCTCCATTATATCAAATCCTTTTTTGTTTCTCAACCATCATTCTTATACCCTGGGCGATACGGCCTGCATCAGCTTGGCTCGGCTTGTGTTTTCCACACGCCCATAAAGAGCTTCGCCATTACTGAACCTTGCCATCAGATACAGCTCATCAAAGCCATATTCCTTTGCCAGCTTTCTCAGAATCCGACATACCTTGTTGACCTCGCTATTATAGCGGCGAATCGCTACGCTGCGATACATGTCGAAATAATAGCGGCAATCCTCGTTGTCCATTTCCGTCGGGTCATCCGTGGTTTCCACATAGAATTGAACGCCGGAATAATAACCAGATTCCACAGAAATCTTGTGAAAAGTCAAACCGCCATTGACATCGTTTTCAAGTCTGGATTCAATATCGTCCACCAGTTCCTGGCATTCAATGCTGTCAAAGAACAGCTCTTCTTCCAGTTCCTCGCCACACTCTTCACACACATCATTCTCACAATCCTGATACAGCCCACAGGCGGGGCATCGCTTGATTTGCGTATTAAACTCTTTCACAAAGAGCGGAAAGTTTTCCATCGTCATATAATTTGCAGTAGCCATGAGAAATACCTCCTTCTATTATACCTACCGTTTGTCACGGGAAATAATTAACCTAAAGACTTAATTATCCGCAGACCGCCTTTCGGCGGTTTCGTCGTTTACGACTCATCAGTGCGGCTCACCAAACACTCCCCCAATCAGGGCGGTTAGACAGCTCGGTAAACTCTCGCCCTTTGCGATCTGCCTCGTCTACCTCGCCATCATCGGGGAAGTCAGACACATCCAGATCGTACACATCTACATCGATTCCAGCATTTGCAATGACAGATTGAACCAGGCCACCGCGAACCTCCACAGCTGCCTTGACATCAAGTTCTTTCTCTTGAATTTGCCACTGTTCATATTCGCACTTGCAGTCATCAGAAATTTCAGCCTGGTTTTCGTCGCAAGTCCAATGAAAATCTTCGGATGGTTCTGTGAGATCGTTAATTCCCCAACTTTCAAGGGCGGCGCGATACTGTTCTTGCATTACCTCCTGTGCCTTTTCTTTAGTCAGAAAAATATCTGCATCTGCATCCCACATAGAGGAAGTGTCCTGTTTATGCACCAGCATATAAACTTTCATCATTAACACCCTTTCAGCTCTTTTTCGTGGATTTGCCACTGGTCATATATGCAGTTGTAGTCATCACAAATTTCAGCCATATCGTCCCTACAGCTATACCTTTTTGCGGGGAGAGAGCCATCCATCGGATCGGCAACATATCCATTGATACAGCCTCTCCTTCTAAAAGCAGCCTGATACTGTTCACGCATGACGCGCTGTGCTTCATCTTTTGTGGTGAAAACATCAACTTCAGCATCCCATTCACATCTATCATTCTGATAGACCATAACATAAACTTTCATGTTCTGTTTCCTTTCACAAAAATATGAGAAGAAGCCCTCATTATTTGAGGGCTTCAAACTCATTTCATTATTTATCGAGCAGCAACCAGGCTGGTCATACGGTCAAGCAGCTTGTGGCCGTCCATGATTCTTCCCCAGTTATTTTCCTGGTAGGTCTTGGAGGCACGGCGCGGAGCAGAGTGAGATACCATGTCGCTCATAGCGTTTACCACGCCCCATGCCGTGTTCAGGAATTGAGCAATGTCCGGGCGGAGATAGCACACCATGAACTCGTCCTTGGCCTTCTGAACGCTGTTCTTCTTGCGGTCAGAATCGTCCTCGTCAACGGGGAACATCTCATCCAGCAGCTTGTTCAGCTCTTCATCGGTGATTTTGGTATTTGCCAGCTTGTCCGCATACTCCGCCAGCTCACCCATGTACGCATCGGCCATTTCCAGGCACATACGCGCCTCCTGCATCTTGTGATCGATGTCCCCAACATGTTTGGTAGACCAGCTACGCACAGCGGAATTGAGCGCCAGATTCAAAGTGTTATTGCACACCACACGGATAGGGGTCATGCACACGCGGATAGAACCGCTTCCGTCATGCGTGTTAGAGAAACACAGGTACGGCTCCACATCATCGCCCACGATCTTCTGAGCAGGCATCCGCGCCAGCAACCAGATTTTTTTGCCATTCTGGAGGCTACCAGCAGTTTCATAGCGAACATCGCCGCCAATCAGCTCGTCGGTAAAGCTGAACGCCTCCGCATTTTGCACGATCTGATAGCGGTCAGACACAACACCAAGGACAGCGCCGTCCGAGCTGCGGACATTTGCCTTGAAGTTTTCAATCTTAGCTCCGCCGCACACCTGAATATTGCGCTGCTTGACCTCCCAATCCAGGCCGGCCAGCCGCAATGCGTCGGCACTGGTGGGCGCTTCCTCAACGCAAGTACCAAGGCCGTGCCAAGGCTTCTCACGAACATAAAACATAGTCTCAACATTTGCTGCCATTTTCTTTTTCCTCCTAAGTTTTGGTTGTAGGTTGTAGGTGAAATTTTTCTTCCTATTATATCTACCGCTCGAACACGGCAAAAATAAACCAACTTCTAAAATTTATTTTTCGTCACACAGAATCAAAATCTCGTCTCTGCTCCAGCCATTTTCCTCACAGACTTTCCAATCGTCATCTGAAAAATCCAGGGTAGAGCCAATGCTGCTATGATAGTCCGTGATAGAGTAGGGGAGACCTTCATCCGTCCACCGCCAGTCAAGCGCTCCATATTTTTGGAGATACCACGCCTTGCTTTCTTCGATTTTTTCACGCAAAGTTTTCATTCGATCACATCCTCATCCAGCAAAACTTCTGCAATGTGAATAGAGGTAATAAAGGACAAATCCACCTTTTGACACAGCTTTTCCATAGCCTGCTTTCTGCCGTCTGCATTGACCACAAATCCGCGTGTAGTCCCATTCCCATAAATTACAACAACGGAATACTTAGGAATATAGGTGTCCTCTACTTCCTCTAAAAACTCATCTCTCGTCATCCCTTCCACAAAATCCTTTCCGCAGGAGGGGCAGGGACAGAATGTGTGTCCGGGAATAGGCTCTTCAGAGTGAAGCATATCCACAGTAAACCATCCGCCACACCCTGCACAAACGCTGATCTTGTTGCTTTCCCATTCTGCATCGTGGCAGGAATCACACTCGATATATTCTTTATCAGTTCCTTCATTGACGATATTCCAACAATCATCTTCGCTAATGACACGTCCGCAAACCGCACAAATTCTAATCGTTTCCATTTCAAAAGCACCTCCTATTATATCTACCATCCGAATTGCGCAAAAATAAACCGCTTACTAAAAAATAAGCGGCAAAAAAAATGGGGTAGGGTTTTTGGCCGGAACCCTCCAAAACCGGGTATTTTAGGCAGGGATAGCCTCCGTGCTCTCAGCCTGCTGAAGATTTGCCTGAACAGCAGCTTCCGCAGCGGCCTGCCTCTGTCGCTCATAGCGTTTCAGACGCTTCTCAAACTCCGCATCGGAATCCATAGGGGCATTGCAGGTCTTACCGCCGCCCTTCCCGATGACACCCTTGGACACAGCGGCGGGCTGAACGGAGTTCTTAAACACCACACCATGCACACCGGCATACTTGCCCAGGCCAGACTTCTTCATGTTGCTATTCATATTGCTTCCTCCTTATATTTTCTGCCATGCAGATAGATTAACTGATTTCTAAAAACCTTTTGAATCCGTCGTTGACATGCGGATATTTCCTTAAAAATTCATCGTGCTTATGTAACATCGCCTCCTGCTCTGCCGCCCGATCTTTCAACCGATAAAGCTGGTCGCACATATCCTTATTGATTTGTCCTCTGATTGAATACAGTAGGGAAGAATCCAGCTCAAGATAGCTTTCTCTGACGATCTCCCCATTCAAAACGATCTGCTCAAATAGCTTGATGTCATAAACCTTATCGCTAAATGATAGGGCAAGATATAAGCTCATTGCTTTATCCAGGCTTGAGAACACATGCTTCTTATATCGCTCCCACGGCTCTCCGTGATTGAATACGCCATTGCATATGTAATCCCAATCCTTCTTGTCATCCACTACTTCGACGGTATATTTTGTTTCAATGTCTACTGAGCTATCTTTGTAGGCTACCATGAAAAGCACCTCCTATTACACCTACCGCCAAAGTAAGGCTATAATTTACTCCCCCTCATTAAAATTTTCGTTTTCGATATCTCCACAGACAGAAAACACCTCATAGGCGGCGGCTTCCAATCGACTGATGGAGGCAGTGGCATACGGCTCCTTCTCCTTAATTGCATCTGCCTCCGCAGTTAAAATATCACTGACCATATTAAAGGCATCAGCAATATCGTCATCCATGAGAACCAACGTCGGATATTTACTTTTGATTTCTTCCAGCTTAACCTTTGACAGATACATGATTTACGCCTCCTTATAGAAGTTTGGATTGAATGTATCGGAATACGCCGCAACGCCGTTCCAGTCATCATATATAACTTTCTCCTGCTGCTCACCACACTGAAAAATGAGGTTTGCCCTCGGCTCATTCCCATCCTCGAAAACACGGCGCTTTCCACAGATATACCACTTAGCAAACGGCTCTCTGTTTGATACATCACGGAGGTAGTAGCGCCCATCCTCGCCACGGTAGACTTGTCTCCCGGTGCCGTTCTCAATCTCTACAAAACGAACAGGGATAATTTTATCTGGATTTCTGGCCTGGTCATTGTAAAAATTGTTCTCAGACACGCGAACAAACCAGCTGTTTGTGAATTTTGAAAACTGCATCGACACATTTTGCCGAATATAATCCTCTCCCAGCCGATCATAGTCTTTTTGTCCCATGAAAAGAGTCCCAACATGGGAATCGCCATCCACCGCAACAATTTTTACACGGTCATCCAGAAGTGAGGCTTTCAGGCCAGCATCTTCAAGCTCTTTCTGATCTTGTTTTGTCGGGGAGGTAAAGAACACTTTCATTCCGCCATTCTCCTTTCGTAGTTTTCAATCTGCTCCACGGTCAACCACTCCGGCTTTCCATCCGCAGGGAAGCTATCCCATATTGACTTCATACACTCGATCTGAAAGGCCACACTGCCCGCCCAAAGGTATTTTTCCATGCGGTTTCCAAAACCAAGAAAAAAATCACAGTCCATTTTCATCCTGGATAAAAGCTGATATCTAAAAACCTCATCGCGCTCCAGAATCCAGCGCAATGTAGCGTTTCTATCCATGTAAATCGCCTCCTATTATACCTACCAGTCCGAACCGTAAAATCTTAACCAATAAAATAAAAAAGCGGGGATTTCTCCCCGCTTAATCTGTATCAAGTAAATATCCTTTGTGACAAAAACCAGTTACATCACTGATATAGTCAGAAATTTCATCGTCATCTTCCATTCCTTCAGGGATATCAATTTCTGTAGGTAAGAATTGCAAATCCCGCTCATCATCAACATCCCAAACTATATTGAACGCTTTCATATTACACCCTCCTAAATCGCATATACCAGTTCCACGCCGTCACGATCTGCGAAAAACTTTTCTGCCACAGGGCAAGCGGTACAAAGCATAGAATTGCATCTGCCAGGGCAACGACACGCCGCTCCATCCACGCCGCAAATCTCTGGGATGTCCTGCTTAGAATGTAGAATAATGCGCTTTCCAGTAAGCTTTTCAGCAATCAGTTGCTTGAGATAGCCAACCGCATACGCTTCGTTGTCAAAAATCTGTGTGCCAACACGCCAAGCCCACGGCTTTCCATCATACACAGGCCGGTTCTCCACCTCGATCTCTTTTCCGTTGGACAGATGAATCAGATAATGCCGCTCGTCAACTTGCTCCGCATCCAGATAATTGTTGCTGGTCAAGTATAAATCCATCAGACCAAACTCTCTTTTAGACATAACCAAATCCCCTTTCAAGTGGATGTCTCAAATTTTTCTTCCTATTATACCTAACAAATGATACGGTCAAAAATTAACCAGAAAAATAAAAAAAAACGACGCGGATTTTTCCGCGTCGCATGTGCTCTCTATATTATTTGTCAAAATCCTCTATCGAATCTGTAAAACTATCCACAGCTTCATCTTTCAGTATGTCGGAATAGTGTGTATTGATAGCGATGTATTCATCCGAAAGACTTTCCCGCGTGGAGGATAAAACATCGTGCAATTCTTCCACACTTCCAGAAAAATCATCCGCAGAGAATCCTTCCGACACAAAAAAGTCCACCATTGCGTCCTGTGCCGCTTTTAACGCATTTTCCGTGCTGTTATCGTCCACATAGGCATACCAGGCAGACGATTCATCCATTGCCAGCTGAAATAATTCATCGTGCTTTTCTTGTGCGTCTTTTGCCGCCGCTGCTATTTCTTCCTCAGTCCCAGACTCCATAATATCATACATCGTTGTCCGTTCATTCTGTTCTGTTACAGAACAGGCGCACAGAAAACACAATAGCATAACAGACAACAAAAGACAATATCTTTTCACTTTCCAGCCCTCCAGTCGTGGTAGGTGATGTCACTATTCTATCACTTCCACGACGACAAATCAATCTCAAATAATTCCAAGGTTACGGAGGGCGGCGCGTCCAACAGATTCAATATGTGTATCCGTGCATCCGTATTTATCATACCAGGAACACAGGGTATCCACGCCGACAAATGCCTTGAGACAGTCCCAGGCAAGCCGATTTTCAAATACCTTATAGCGTCCACTTGCTTTCAGCTGCGGGGCATACTCTTTAATCCTATCCAGATTCTCAGAGAAAACCGCCTGGACATTTGCAAGCTCATCCTTTAGCTTCATATTGCGCCACCTCCTGCTCATCCAGCTCTCTAATGTATTCAATTTTTGCGCCGCGCAACTTCCAAGACTTGATATATTCCCGGCCTTTTCTCCGCGCCTCCGTCTTATTCTTTGCGGTACATTTCATCTCGCCGCTTCCGCCGTCCAGATCGTAGATACAGACGGCATAATGCTTTTCCTCATCCACAATTTCAAAAGACACGCCCTCGATGAAAAGCGTAGTTCCGTGGCCTGGAAGAAAAGCGGTGCGCCGGCCTTTCCATTCAGGATGAACACCCTGCACATCCGAATAAATACCTCGATACGCCTTTGGAATAGCAAGGAATTGAGACCTTGTGATTTGCTCCATAATTTATCCCTCCTATTATATCTACCAGTCCAGAATCCAAATAATTTACCTTTCCATTAAAGATTCACGATAGAAATAATGAGGTCAAACAGATACGCCTTTACCTCGTTGATGAAGTCCTCTTTTGTGCTCACCACATTCAGGGTAAACTCCTTGGAGATCCTCTTTTGCAGCCTCTTCCACTCCCAGGTAAGCACCAGCTTATTAGAAGTTTCATCCGGGATGGACGGCTCAATGGTAAAGGTGGATTCTCCAACCGCAGGGAGAATATCATCCGTGAACGCCTCCAGCGCCAACGCAATCTCATCCAGAATATCTTCCCGTTTTGCCAGCATCAAAGCCTCATTCATTCCAATCATTTCAACCGCTCCTATCATAATAATTTTGATTTCTGTTACACCATACAGTCCAAAACGACAGAAATTAACCGCAAAAATAAAAAAGGCGGGGAATTTATCCCCGCCCCGCTGTTACATGATGTAAGGGCTGTTTAGCTTTTCCCGTCCCTGCTCCATCAGGGCGATCAACTTTCCGTCATCCAGCGCAAAGGTGATCTTGCACAGCACACCATAGTTTTTCTTGGCCTGCTGCATCCCCTCATCCACAGTGTAGCCCATGCCATGCCCGCGCATCATATCCGTCCCCTCAATCGGCTCATACACCTGCACATGGATGGTAGGCTGCTGTGCCACTGTGCGGAAGTTCTCAACCACATTGCGGTATCCAACTGTAGCACGGAGAATCCGCCCATCTTCCAGCTTGATGTCTCGAATGGCCTGCTTGTCTCCCCAGGTAACATAGTGCATCATATCGAATTTGAAGCCGCCGCCCAGCTGTCCGTTCCATTTCTCATACTGCGCCCGCGTCAATTTTGCCATTGTAAAATCCTCCTTAATCAACCGCAATCCGCTTGCATCCGCTGGAAAGAACACGCTCCAGCTTTCTTTTTACGCTTCCCAGGTTCTCCGACTGTAGTTTCGCCATGCCGCGCTCCATCTGGTTTGTGCTGCGCTGCATAACCTGTTCATAGTAGCCAATGGTCAGCTGTAAGGCATCCACCGTCCACTTGATTTCTGTTTTTGTCAGCTTTTCCATTTATCATACCCCCAGGCCGCGCCGCATCTTTATGTCATCTATAACGGCGCAAATTGCGCTCATTGCGTCCATGTAGGCATCCATCTCTTCATAATCGCCATTTTCACGGCTACTGCTCGACCATCTTCCATAGAGCATTACGGCCATGTCACGGATATTTTGTAACTCGATATCCGTCCGGGCATCCAGCTCAAGCACATTTTTAACTTGCGCCGCCTCTTTCTGGTCAATCCAGCCGCGCTCTTTCGGTTTGA